TGAAGAAGGCCGTTCAACTTACAAACCACTTGAAGTCCATTGGTCACAAGTACCTGGCCGAGATGCGGCATGGAAAGAAGAAACTGTCCGTAACACCTCTGAAGAACAATTCAGACAAGAGTTTGAAACAGAGTTTATTGGTTCATCTGCAACTCTCATCTCTGGTTCTAAACTCCGTTCTATGGCGTTCTTTAACCCTATTCACCAAGAAGAAGGTTTGGACATATATGTACAACCAAAACCAGGTCGAATGTACATCGGTACAGTTGACTGTTCGGAGGGTGTTGAACAAGACTATTCTACCATTAATATTATTGATGTAACTGAGGTGCCTTATAAACAGGTTGCTAAATACCGCAATAACAAGTTGCCTCTGTTGTTCTTTCCAACTATCATTTATTCGCTATGTAAGAAGTATAATGAAGCATATGCTCTCATCGAAACGAATAACGTGGGCCAGCAGGTCGTGGACATTCTCCATTACGATTTGGAGTATGAGAACATATATAAGCTAGAACACCACCACATCAAAGGGCAGGCAATTTCAGGTGGATTTAAACGTTCAACCTCTTTCGGTATTAAAACAACCAAGACAGTTAAGAAAATTGGTTGTGCCAACTTGAAGACTTTAATTGAAGGTGACAAACTGATTGTCAATGACTTTGATACTATTGCAGAGCTTAATACCTTTGTCAGAGTTCGAGACAGTTATGAGGCAGAAGAAGGCAATAATGATGACTTGGCTATGGGGCTGGTACTATTTGCGTGGTTGGCTGCACAAAATTATTTCAAAGAAGCCACTAACATTGATATCCGTAGATACATGTTAGAGGAAAGAAATATGCTTGTGGAAGAAGATTTGGTACCAGTGGGAATTATTGATGATGGTCGCAAAGAAGAATATGTGCATGATGGTGCAGATGTTTGGTCAGAAAAAGGCTATCTATCCTCAAGATTCTAAAAAACTAAATACTACATTAAGTATATAAATACAATTGACCCAATAACAAAAAGGAGAAATCCATGGCATTTCAGCTATCACCTGGGGTAAATGTGTCAGAAATCGACCTGACAACAGTAGTCCCATCAGTAGCCACATCAGTTGGCGCATTTGCAGGTCCGTTTTCGTGGGGTCCAGTCGGTGAAGTCGTTACCATTTCGGATGAGGTTCGCCTCGTTGAACGATTTGGTAAACCAGACAGTACAAATTATGAAAACTGGTTCTCAGCCGCAAACTTTCTTGCATATTCTAATAATCTTAAAGTTGTCCGTGCTTCTGGCACTGGTACATTAAACGCTTCTGCTAACGGCGCTGGCGTATTGATTAAAAATGAAGACGATTATACAGACAATTATTCTACAGCAAACACATCACTTGGACCAGTAGCAGCACGTTATGCTGGTGCATTTGGTAACAGTCTTCGTGTTTCTATTTGCCCATCACCTGCGGCATTTTCTTCTAACTTGACCGTTACAGACTCTATGAGAGCTAACGCTCTTAACACTTTGGTTGATAACCAATTTGTTATTAATGTTAATGGTACTGCTAACGCAGCTGCAAACGTTCAAGCTGGTGACCAAATTTCAGTTGATGCTGGAGTATCTTATATTCGTGTTGCTTCTGTTAATGCAACTGCGATTGTTGTTGCATCTGCTTTGACTGCTAACGTTGCCGTTAATACTGCTATTCTTCGTAGATGGCAATATGCTGACCAGTTTGGTGTTGCACCAGGTACTTCTGACTACGCTACAGCAGCCGGTGGTTCTAATGACGAATTGCACGTTATTGTTGTTGATGAAGATGGTAAGTTCTCTAATGGTATTGCTAATACAGTCCTTGAGAAGTTTGGTTTTGTTTCTAAAGCATCTGATGCTAAGACAAACGATGGTTCTTCCAACTACTATGTTAACGCATTGAATGACCGTTCACGTTATGTATGGTGGACTTCACATATTTCTGGTAACTCAAGTTGGGGTAGCGCTGCTGCAGGCACAACATTTGATGCCGCAAACGGTACAAGAAACCCAGTTTATGCTTCTCTTGCAGGTGGTGCTGATGGTACTATTACTGCTGCTAGTACAATTACTGCATACGGACTGTTTGTTAATCCAGATTCCGTTGATATTTCATTAGTTGTTTCTGGTAGTGCTGATGCTACTGTTGAGGCATACTTGATTTCAAGTCTTGCTGAAGTGCGTAAAGACTGCTTGGTGTTCTTGTCACCATCTAAAGCTTCTGTTGTAGATAACGCTGGTTCAGAATTGACTTCAGTAATTGCTTACCGTGATGCATTGACTTCAACTTCATATGCAGTTATGGACTCTGGTTACAAATACCAATTCGACAAGTACAATGACGTATACCGCTGGGTTCCATTGAATGGTGACATTGCAGGTATCTGTGCTCGTACAGACCTAGAGCGTGACCCATGGTTCTCTCCAGGTGGTGTTAACCGTGGTATCGTTAAGAACGTTATCAAATTGGCATGGAATCCAACTAAGGCTGAACGTGATAGCTTGTATGTTAAAGGCGTTAACCCAGTTGTTACATTCCCAGGTGAAGGTACTATCTTGTTTGGTGACAAGACAATGTTGGCTCGTCCATCAGTATTTGACCGAATCAATGTTCGCCGTTTGTTCGTTGTGCTTGAAAAGTCTATTGCTCGTGCAGCTCGTTCTTCAATGTTCGAATTCAACGACCAATTCACAAGAGCTCAGTTTGTAAACTTGGTTGAACCATACCTCCGTGATATTCAGGGTCGCCGTGGTATTACTGACTTCCGTGTTGTTTGTGATGAAACAAATAACACAGCAAACGTAATTGATTCAAACCAATTCGTTGGCGATATCTATATTAAACCTGCCCGTTCAATTAACTTTATTCAACTTAACTTTGTTGCAGTTCGCACAGGCGTTACATTTGAAGAAGTTGTTGGCCGCTTCTAATAAATAGAGAAACAGGAGAATATTAAATGGCTTTTAATGTAAACGAATTCCGCTCACAGTTAACTGGAGACGGTGCCCGTCCAAATTTATTTGAAGTTTCGTTGCCGTTCCCTGCGTTCTCTGTTCCAGGAAACGCACAAGCAAAAACAACTTTCATGTGTAAATCAGCACAATTGCCTGGCTCAACGCTAGGTGTTGTGCCTATGAATTACTTTGGTAGAGAGTTGAAGTTTGTAGGTAACAGAACTTTCGCAGATTGGACAATCACAATTATCAATGATGAAGATTTCGTCATTCGTAATGCTTTCGAACGCTGGATGGCTGGTATCAATTCACATGGTACTAATGTCCGTAACCCAGCTGCTTTGACACCAGGCGGTTATACTGTAGATGGTACAGTTACACAGTATGGTAAAAAAGGCGACTCTCTGAAGAAGTACAAGTTTATTGGCTTGTTCCCTTCAGACATTACTCCAATCGATGTTGATTGGGGTTCTAATGATACGATTGAGGAGTTTTCCGTGTCTCTCACCTATCAATGGTGGGAATCAGTATCAGACAATGTGATTTAAGGAGAAGGACTTCGGTCCTTTTCCATTTTTTAGAATGGATATAATATGGCAATAAAATTATTCGGGTTTACACTCGGAGAAAAGGACATTGTTCAGGAACAAAAACCTGAACAAGCTTCCTTTACGCTTCCAACAAGTGCAATGGATGATGGTGCAGTTACCATTACCCAGAATGCTTACTATGGAACATACGTAGATTTAGAAGGTGCAGTTCGTAATGAACTGGAACTAATTACCCGCTATCGTGAGATGGCAAACCACCCTGAGTTAGAAATGGCCATTGATGATATCGTCAATGAAGCTATCACTCATGATGTTACTGGTCGTACTGTTGACATTGTTTTAGATAAACTAAAGCAACCAGAATCAATTAAGAAAAAGATTATTGAAGAATTCAATACTGTTCTTAAACTTTTAAACTTCAATAACCTTTCTGATGACTTGTTCAAACGTTGGTATATTGATGGTAGAATTTATTACCATGTTGTGGTCGATGAGAGTCAACCTAAACAAGGTATCCAAGAGTTAAGATATATTGATCCACGTAAGATTCGTAAAGTACGTGAGATTAAAAAAGATAGAGACCCTAAAACAGGTACTCAAATTATTAAGTCTATTGCCGAATACTATGTCTATAATGACAAGGGTACTACGACACAACAATATAGCGCACAAGTATCTCAAGGTATTCGTATTGCGCCTGAGTCCATTCTAAATGTGACTTCTGGTTTGATGGATGCTAAGAATACATTTGTGATTTCTTATTTACATAAGGCTATTAAGCCTCTGAATCAGTTGCGTATGATTGAAGATGCGGTTGTTATTTACCGTATTTCAAGAGCACCTGAACGCCGCATTTTCTACATTGACGTTGGTAACTTACCAAAAGGTAAGGCTGAACAATACTTGCGTGATGTTATGGTTAAGTATCGTAACAAGATGGTGTATGATGCTCAGACTGGTGAGTTGCGTGATGACCGTAAACACATGTCTATGCTTGAAGACTTCTGGTTGCCTCGCCGTGAAGGTGGTAAAGGTACAGAGATTACTACACTACCTGCTGGCCAAAACCTTGGTGAGTTGGAAGATGTTAAGTATTTCAGACAGAAACTTCTTCAGTCATTGAATGTGCCTATCAGCCGTTTAGAACCACAACAAGGTGGTATGATTGGTGTTGGTCGTACAACAGAAGTTACCCGTGATGAAGTTAAGTTCACTAAGTTTATTATTAGATTGCGTAATAAATTCTCTCAAATCTTTGACCATGCTTTGCGAACACAGTTGGTACTGAAAGGTATCTGTACTGCTGACGAATGGGATGAATTCAGAGAAGTAATCTATTATGATTACAAGAAAGATAATAACTTTACCGAAATGCGTGATGCAGAGTTGTTGCAAACTAGAGTACAACTGTTGCAAGTGGTTGACCCATATATTGGTCGTTACTACTCCGCTGATTGGGTTAGAAGAAACATTCTACAAATGTCTGATGAAACCATTGATGAAATGGACAAACAGATTGCTGTAGAAGAAAAAGATGGAACTGGCGGACCGACAATGCCTATTCCTGGCCAAGAACAACAGGCCACTAATGAAGATTATCCTCCAGAGGATAATACAATTGATGATAAATCCGCAGAATCTAAAACACCAACTTTAGATGCTGAAGTGGATAAATTTTCATCGAGACTAAATAGAAAATAATGGAGATTAAAATGGAAGTTCAAGATTTTATTAATAGTGTTGCCACAGGCAATGCATCTGAAGCAAAAGACACTTTGAATGATTTGCTATCAGCACGAGCCTTTGATGCTTTGGCAGCAAAGAAAATTGAAATTGCTCAATCTTTGTTCAATGATAAGCAAGCAGAGACACCAGAAACTACAGAAGCAGAATGAAATCGTTAAACGAATTTAAGTCTATTGTTGAAGAAGAAAAGTCGGACTATTCCAAGTTCGATGTTTTAGTTCGTGCTGGTCTGGCCAATAAGGCACAGATGCAACGAATTCATGCCGTGTTGGATAAAATGAAAGAAGAAAGACCTACTTTCAATAATGCAGACCGCATGATTGTCCAAAACCTTTTCAATAAAATGGTAGACTTAATTTCGAATAACAAACAGATTAACCAACAAGCTCGCCGTTCAATTAAAGAAGTTACTGACGTAATTGACACGGCAGACTTTAAGGTTAGTCCAAGTGGTCGTAAATTAAAAGCACACAAGGTTGAATTTGATACTGAAGTTAAAGAGTCTATTCAACTTGAAGGTGTAGATACACCACGTGACCCTCCTGCTGTTCTTGTACTAAAGCGCAAATCTATTCGTATGTATCCAGACAATACTAGAATTGCCCTTTATTATAACAATACATTGGACAAATACTTTTCGATCCCTTATGGACCAAAAATTGATGCACCAATCCAATCTGAAGAAACTCAGATTCAAGAATCAGTTATGGATGCTTTGCATAGAATTGTAAAGACCAAACAACACGAACCAGTTCAATTTGCCGATGGTACAAAGATGAAAGTTGACCACTATACTGCGTCAGCAATTACTCAAGTACATAAAGCTTTGAACGATGATAATAAAAAGAAGTATGAGTCGATGGTAAATAAGTCTAAAGAACATTTAGGCCGTGCTTCTGATTTTGCATTTAGGCATATGAAATGACCTTTGTGGAATCTATTATACATAGAAAGTTGGATGAAGCAAGAGAAACAATTCATGCTCGTCTTAATGAAATCGTGTCTCAACGTCTTGAAGAAGCAAAGCGTTATATTGCAGCCGACATGTTTGAAGAAGTTATTTTAGATGAAGCAAGTTCAAACATTATTAAAATGGGTAGAATTCAAAAGATTCGCCGTAGAATTAGAAGAAATGCTAAAGGTCGTATTGTCGTTCAAAAGAATGTTAAACGTTCAGGCATTAAAGGTTACAGAATTTCGGGCAATACACTTAAACGTATATCTGCTACATCACGCCTTCATAAAGCGAGAATGTTAAAGCGTTCTTGGAAAACAACACGTAAAGCTAAATTGCGCCGTTCATTGTTAAAAAGAAAAATGTCAATGCGTAGGCGCTCATCCATGGGAATAAAATAAAATGGCACTAGAAGTTACAAACTCACTAAGAGGTCCATCTGTTATCAGATGCGTTGAACCTGGAACATACACTATCAATCTTACAGATTTGAGAAAAAATACAGTTATAGAAACAGTAACATCTGCCGATATTAAGCGTGTTACATGGTCAACGAATGGCAGTATTACTATTGTTCGTAATATTACTCCAGTCTTGTCACTACAAGGTTCTGGTGAAATGAGATTTGATGAATTTGGCCACTCGATTGCAAATAACAATACAGCTAATGTTGTTGTTACGATTGCAACTGGCGGCACTTTGGTTATGGAATTAAGTAAGCAAGCTACATTCTCTGTAGATGTTAATACTGGAGCATAACCCAATGAAATTAATTACCGAAACAATTGAAAGTGTTAAGTACCTATCAGAAGCTTCTGAGAATGGTAAAAAACACTTGTACATTGAAGGCACATTCCTAGTTGGCGATAAAGTAAATCGTAACAATAGAATGTATAAAATGAACACGTTACGTGAAGAAGTAAAGAGATATAATGAAGAATACATTAAAACAAACCGTGCTTTAGGTGAACTAGGCCACCCTGACACACCATCTATTAACTTAGAACGTGTGTCACATAAGATTGTGTCCTTAGATGAAGATGGCAACACCTTCTATGGTAAAGCATTAATTCTAGAAACTCCTTACGGTCAAATCGTAAAGAATTTTATTGAGAACAATATTCAAGTTGGAGTGTCATCGAGAGCTATGGGTTCTGTTGTGCAAACAAGAGAAGGATACAACCTAGTTCAAGACGACCTTAAACTTGCCACGGCAGCTGACATTGTTGCCGACCCATCAGCCCCTGGCGCTTTCGTCAATGGTATTATGGAGAATAAAGAATGGATGTTTGTTGAAGGCCGTTTCGTAGAAATGGACTTTGATGATGCTAAAAAACAAATAAGAGCGGCTTCTTCCAAACAAATAGAGGAAGTTGCGCTAAAATTATTTGAAAATTACTTACGAAAACTTTAATTTTATAAATAAGAAATCAAAAGGAGATTCCTAATGGCAAACAGTAAACTAATGGAAGCCGCAGCCGATATTCTTGCAGGAAGCAAGAAGACAGCCTCAAGCATGCCAGCCCAAAAACTGCCTGGTGAGGTTCAAGACCTCGGTGGCCCAACTAATACAGATGCTCATCCAATGGGTGACTCTGAGAAGATTGATGCTACCAAAGGTGCTAAGAGCGCTACACCACCAGCTACAAAACCATCAGCAGCTTCTGCTGACACTCAGAACAAGCCAGTTGGTGGCAAAAAAACTATGAGTGAAGAAGAAATAACACATGACATGAATTCGTTGTTCTCAGATGACGATACCATTTCAGAAGATTTTAAATCCAAAGCTGCAACAATTTTTGAAGCTCGTGTCTTTGACCGTGTATCTCAAATTGAAGAAGAAACAGAAGAACGATATGCCGGCATGCTTGAAGAAGCAGTTGAGACTATCAAGGCCGACTTGACCGAAAAGGTTGATGACTACCTTTCTTATGTTGTTGAGCAATGGATGGCAGACAATGAAATTGCAGTTGAATCCGGTCTTCGTGCCGAATTGACTGAAGACTTCATTGGCGGCTTGAAGAATTTGTTCACAGAACATTACATCGATGTTCCTGCTGACAAAGTGGACCTAGTTGAAGAACTTTCTACTAAAGTGGAAGAACTAGAGTCTAAACTTAATGAAGAAATTGAAACAGGTATTCAATTGAAGAAATCGCTCATTGAATCCCATAAAGCAGAAATTGCACATGAAGTCTGTGATGGACTTGCAGCTACTCAAGCTGAAAAAGTAAAAGCACTTGCAGAGAGTGTTGATTTTTCTACAGAGGAAGAATACAAAGAAAAGCTTGAGACAATCCGTGAGAACTATTTCCCATCTGGCACTAAAAAGGCTGATGTGAGAGACCTACATGAGCAAGTAGAAGATGGTAGCGAGAAACAAGTAACCGCTGCTGATCCATACGTTGCTTCTGTCATGCAAGCAATTTCGAAAACTAAAATTTAATTAAACAAATCCACAAGGAGAATTATATGTATTTGTCAGAAAGTCTACAAAAGAAATGGGAAGGCGTACTGGAGCACCCAGACCTCCCAGCTATTAAAGATCCATACCGTAAGGCCGTTACTGCTGTCGTGCTTGAGAACCAAGCCGTTGAAATGCAGAAATCTGCTGGTATGTTGTATGAAACAGCACCAACGAACTCTATGGGTTCTACAAACGGTGGTTTCCAAGGCGGTTCAGCTGCTGCAGGTCCTGTTGCCGGTTTCGATCCAATCCTTATCAGCTTGGTTCGCCGTTCATTGCCTAACCTGATTGCTTATGATATCTGCGGCGTTCAGCCAATGACTGGACCTACAGGTCTTATCTTCGCAATGCGTACTAAGTATGCAGGTCAATCCGGTACTGAAGCCTTCTTCAACGAAGCTAACACTGGTTTCTCTGGTTTGGGTACCTCTGGTAACCAAGCATTTGCAGAAGGCACATTGCCAACAGAAATCTTCACAGGTAATGCCGCTGCTGTTGGTGCTATGTCAACAGCTCGTGCTGAAGCCTTGGGTGATGGCGCTGCTGCTAACGCATTCCAAGAAATGGCATTCTCTATTGAGAAAGTTACTGTTACTGCAAAGACTCGTGCTTTGAAGGCAGAATACTCAATGGAACTTGCACAAGACTTGAAAGCAGTCCACGGTTTGGACGCAGAAACAGAATTGGCAAACATCTTGTCTTCTGAAATTCTTGCTGAAATTAACCGTGAAGTGGTTCGTACAGTTTATGCATCTGCTAAAATCGGTGCACAAGTTGGTACAACTACTGCTGGTGTGTTCAACCTTGACACAGACTCTAATGGTCGTTGGATGGTCGAAAAAGTTAAAGGTTTGGCATTCCAAATCGAGCGTGAAGCTAATACTATTGCCAAGACTACTCGTAGAGGCAAAGGTAACATCATGATTTGTTCATCTGATGTTGCTTCCGCTTTGGCAATGGCTGGTATCCTTGATTATCAATCTGCTCTCAGCTCACAAGTTAGCTTGACAGTTGATGACACAGGTAACACATTCGCTGGTACCATCTTCGGTCGTATCAAGGTCTATATTGACCCATACTTCCCAGCTAACTTCTCTAGCGAATTCGCTGTTGTTGGTTACAAAGGTACTAATGCCTATGACGCTGGTCTGTTCTACTGCCCATACGTACCGTTGCAAATGGTTCGTGCAGTTGATACGGGTACATTCCAACCAAAAATTGGTTTCAAAACTCGTTACGGATTGGTTGCAAACCCATTCGCAGAAGGTACTAACCAAGGTTTGGGTGCATTGAACACTCAAGCTAACAACTACTACCGTGCATTCCGCATCAGCAACTTGATGTAATCTAAACCTCCGTTAAGAGAGGTACTTAAAAGAGGGACAGAAATGTTCCTCTTTTTTTTGCTTTATAAATAACCATATGACAGCAATAACAAGAGCCCCAACTAATCCAAACTTTCTTCAACCGAATAAGTTTCAGTTGAACTTCTCACGCACACCTAATGTACAATACTTTGTGCAATCACTAGGCGTACCTGGTATATCATTGTCTGAAATCCCTACGACCAATCCTTTCCTTGACATATTCTCACCGGGCGAAAAGGCCATTTATGATTTGTTAAGTGTTACCTTTTTGATTGATGAGGAAATGAAATCGTGGTTGGAGATACACGATTGGATCCGTGCAATGACCTTCCCTAAAGAGTTTGAAGAATACCAAAAGTTGCCTAGACTTAATAAGTATGCGAGTATGGCTAATCAAAAAATGCCACAATTCTCTGATGCAACTATTACCTTGTTGTCTTCAAGTAATAAACCTTATTACAGGTTTAAATTCCATGATGTTTTCCCAACATCTATTTCTACCTTTGTTATGGCGGCAACTGATGACCCATCCAACCCAATGACGGCCGATGCCACATTCAGGTATAGTTATTACGATATTGAAAAACTATACTAAAAACACTTGACATTTAGTTACACTTAGTGTAACCTTCCGATAAGAGGAATTTTATTATGAAACAGTTAGATGAGTTACTAGAAACATGGCGGCAAGATTGTGATATCGACCGCACAGAGCCTGCTAGGGCATTGTTAGATATCCCCAAACTACACAGTAAGTATTTGAATATACTTTCAAGGCATCGTTTGCTTTCAAAAGAATCTGAGTTTAAGTATAACAAGATGAAGAAGTTGAAGTGGGAATACTACACAGGTAAGTTAGACGATGACGACCTTGCTAAGTATGGATGGAAACCATTTCCATTTCTACTTAAATCCGACATCACTACATATATGGATAGTGATGAGGATATGAACAAACACTTGGCACACAAGGCGATGCATGATGAAATCGTTGACGTATGTACATCTATTCTCAAAGAGCTAAATAGTAGAACGTTCCAATTAAGGGACTTTATAGCATGGGAAAGATTCATACAAGGTGTCGGTTGATTTAATATTACATCATAAGGATGAGGCATTCATCCGTTTTGAGTGTGACAGAAACATAGCTCAAGAGTTATCAGACTATTTCACATTTCATGTTCCAGGTTACCAGTTTGTTCCTGCCTATAAGAATAGGCTTTGGGACGGGAAAATTAGGCTGGCAGACCTGAGAACATTTTTAATCTATCGTGGATTAATTCCTTACATTGAGAAGTTTTGTGAGGAACGAGAATACAAACTCGCATTAGACCCTATCATTAGTGTCACAGAAAACTTCTCCGCAATTGAGGCAGAACAATTTGCCAAGTCTTTGAATCTACCACATGAGGTTAGAGACTATCAATTGAAATCTTTTATTCAAGCAGTCCGTAATAAGAGGTTGTTATTATTATCACCAACTGCATCAGGTAAGTCTCTTATACTTTACCTTATCATTCGTTATTTGCAAATGGCGGATTACAAACGTGGCCTGTTAATCGTACCAACTACATCACTAGTTGAACAGATGTATTCTGATTTTGCATCTTATGGTTATGATTCAGACCAGTATTGCCACAGACAGTATGCAGGTAAAGACAAACACACAAATAAGTTTTTGACCATTACAACATGGCAATCAATATACAAAAACGAAAAAGATTACTTTGAACAATTTGATTTTGTTCTTGGTGATGAAGCACACCAGTTCAAAGCTAAATCTTTAACAACAATTTTATCTGGTTGTACCAACACAAAATATAGAATCGGTACAACTGGTACACTAGATGGCACACAGACACACAGACTGGTACTAGAAGGTCTATTTGGTCCTGTTTACAAAGCAACTACAACTGCTGAGTTGATTGATAAAGGACAACTTGCCTCATTTAAAATTAAGTGTTTGATTTTAAAATATCCAGATGCAATTTGTAAAGAGGCTAGGTCTTGGGATTATAACCAAGAAATGGAATACATTGTAAAGAATAATGCACGTAATGAATTTATTAAGAACCTTGTTATGTCATTGAAAGGCAACTCTCTTGTTTTATTTCAGTTCGTAGAGAAACATGGTAAGAATTTATATGAGATTATCAAACAAGAAGCTGGTGATAGAAAAGTATTCTTTGTTCACGGTGGTACAGACGTAGATATTAGAGAATCAATAAGGGCGATTACAGAGAAAGAAATAGACGCAATCATTGTGGCTTCATATGGTACTTTCTCCACAGGCGTGAATATTCGCAACCTACATAATATTATATTCGCATCACCTTCAAAGTCGAGAGTTAGAAACTTACAATCGATTGGTCGTGGTCTTCGTTTAGGTGAAAATAAAGAACAAGCAGTTTTGTTCGATGTGGCTGATGACTTTAGAATAGGCAAATTTGCCAATTTTACATTGAAACATTTTGCCGAACGTGTTAAAATATATGATGAAGAAAAATTTAATTACAAATTTTACAATATAGAGTTAAAAAATGCCTAACCTTTTAGAAACAAATATCAAAATCGTAAGATTACAAAGTGGTGAGGACATTATAGCTGATTGCATGGCAACAGAAGATGAAGAAATTATTTCACTAAAACAACCAATGCATATCATATTCAAAAGAATTGCATCTGGTAGAAGTGTTATGATGATGATGCCTTGGTTGCCTATTGAATTGATTAAAGAGAATGTGGCCAACGTATATGGTGCAGACATTCTAACCATGATAGACCCTAAAGATGATTTGATTGAGTATTATCATAACTCAGTTAATGATGAAGACATGACAAAAGCTACAAGTGCTTCTATTCGCCCACAACTATTTGACGAGTATGATGATGATGAAGAACCAACTGACGAAGAATTAGATGAAGAAGAACTCGAAGAATTGTTAGAAGAAAAGAAACAAAGTAAAATACATTAAGTTATTGAGGACATATTATGGCAAACGTGACATTCGTGGTACCAAGTAGTGCTAAAAAGGCCTATCAGGATTTAGCAAACTACCACTCAGCAATTGAACCACCAACATGGGCGTGTTTACTTGCTCAATCAGTTAGAGCAAAAGGACATGAGCCTTGTATTCTGGACTTTGATGCAACACCAAAGACAGACGAAGATGCGGCAGAATCAATTGCCGATACAAAACCAAAGTTGGTAGTATTTGTTCTCTACGGACAAAATCCAAACTCAGGCACCACAATGATGATTGGTGCCACATCATTAGCAAAACAATTACGTATTAGTCATCCAAATCTAAAGATTGCTTTTGTTGGCTCACATGTGTCTGCATTACCACATGAAGTAATTAAATATAACTTTGTTGACTTTGCTTTTATTAATGAAGGTGTTCATGCCCTCCACGCATTGTTACAAACAGATTTAGTTAATGAGTTGGATAAAGTTCCAGGTATTTGGTACAAACAACATTCATTACATAGACCATCAGCGCCTGCTAAAGTTGTTGAAACTAGAGACATGGACATTATGATGCCGGGTTATGCATGGGACTTATTACCTAAAAGAGAAAACCTATTAGACACATATCGTGCTCACTATTGGCATACAAACTTCTTAGATGAAGGAAGAACACCATTTGCGGCAATTTACACATCATTAGGTTGCCAATTTGCATGTAACTTCTGTATGATTAACATTGTCAACAGAACTTCTTATGATATGGGAACAACATCGGCTGATTCTAAAGGTATGAGATTTTGGTCTCCAGAATTGGTATTAAAAGAATTCGAAGCCTTGTACAATTCAGGTGTTAGAACAATTCGTATTACAGATGAAATGTTTTTTCTTAATAAGAAGTTCTATGTGCCGATTCTACAAGGCATTATTGACCGTGGTTTAAAATTTAATATGTGGGCATATGCTCGTGTTGATTCTATTCGTAAAGACCAACTTGCATTATTTAAAAAGGCTGGTGTAAATTGGTTAGCATTAGGCATCGAAGCAGGTAATCAAAACGTTAGACTTGAGATTGATAAAGGTCGTTTTGAACAAGTTGATATCCGCCAAGTTGTGAGTGATATCAAAGATGCTGGCATCAATGTACTTGGTAACTATATGTTTGGTTTTCCAACAGACACATATGAAACAATGCAAGAGACATTAGACCTTGCGCTTGAGTTGAATTGTGAACATGCCAACTTCTATGCAGCTATGGCTTTGCCTGGTAGTCCATTGTATATGCATGCTAAAAGTAATAACTGGGAATTGCCGCAATCATTTGAAGAATATGCCTTCTTATCATATGATTGTAAACCAATGCGTACTAACACATTGACAGGTGCGGAAGTATTGAAGTTTCGTGATGATGCATGGCACACATACTTCTCTAATGAAAACTTTATTAATTTGGTAGATGATAAATTTGGTGCTCAGTCTAAACAAAATGTAGAAAATATGGCCCAAATTCGTTTGAAAAGGAAAATTCTAGGTGACTAAAGATGATTTAATTAATTTCGAGAACCGAATTGCCGATAGATTCAACAATGGTGATATTAGAGCACCAGTTCATCTTTATTCTGGCAATGAGGAACAAATGATTGAGATAATGAAAGACGTTAGACCTGATGATTGGGTATTCTGTTCTTGGCGCTCACACTATCAATGCCTTCTAAAAGGTGTTCCAATGAATAAAGTGGAAGAAGAAATCGTAAAAGGCCACTCTATTACATTGTGTTTTACCGATTACAATATTTACTCCTCTGCTATTGTTGGTGGTGTTTTACCAATTGCGGTGGGTACTGCTATGTCACTTAAACGTGATAAGAAAGATGCAATGGTATATTGTTTCTTAGGTGATATGACTTCTGAAACAGGTATTGCTCATGAGTCTATTAAGTATGCCTTGAACCATAATTTGCCAATTAAGTTTATCATTGAAGATAATAGTAAGTCTGTATGTACCGACACAAGAGATGCTTGGGGTTTTAAAGAATTAACTTTCGAAAATGCTATTAATGATAAAATTGTTTATTACAAATATGATAACAAGTACCCACATGCAGGTGCTGGAAAGAGAGTGCAGTTTTGAAATACTTTGATGAATTAAAACGTAGCATGGAATGGCTTGCGACACATGAACGTGTGTTGTTTATGGGTCAGGCAGTAGCAGAACCAGGTACAGGCATGTCAAACACTTTGAAAGATATTGACCGCAGTAAGCTATTAGAGTTACCTGTTGCAGAAGATATGCAGATGGGTATGACTTTAGGTATGGCATTGAGTGGTCATATTCCAGTTAGCATCTATCCAAGATGGAACTTTCTATTATGTGCGACCAATCAGTTGGTGAGTCACCTAGATAAAGTGTCAGCAATGTCTGATTATAAAGTAAAGACTATTATTCGTACAAGTATTGGTTCAGAAAGGCCATTACATCCACAGGCACAACACGTTGGTGATTTTACTGATGCATTTAAATTGATGTGTAAAACGGTAGATATTATTAAACTTGAAAATCCTAAGGATATATTCCCTGCTTATGAACTTGCGTTATTGAGAGATGATAACCGTTCTACAATTATTGTTGAGTACGGAGATTATTATAATGAAAAATGATTATCACTAAAACACCATATCGTTTATCTCTATTTGGTGGCGGCACAGATTATCCTGCATGGTATAGTAAACATCCATGCAGGATTTTATCAGCTGCAATGGCAAACTATTGTTATATTACTGTTAAAGAGTTACCGCCATTCTTTGAACATAAAACAAGAGTGGTTTACTCCAAAATTGAAAGCGTTAACACAGTAGATGAGATAGACCATCCTTCTGTTAGAGCATGTTTACAACACATGGGGATTACAGGAGACATTTCTATTGTGCATGATGGAGACTTACCTGCACGTTCTGGCATAGGCTCCAGTTCTTCATTCACAGTTGGTCTATTGAATGCTCTACATGAATATAAGAATAAACCTTTTGGGTCTTTAAATTGCCTGGCAAAAGAAGCCATACACATTGAACAGAATGTTCTAGGTGAGAATGTAGGCATACAAGACCAAATCATGGCTGCATATGGCGGTATTCGTGTTATTAAAATGAATGAAAATGGTTGGTCAACAGAAGAATTAAAATTAGATTCTAATTACATTAAAAATCTAGAGTCTCATATCATGCTTGGGTTTTCTGGAGTAAGTAGATTTTCAGGAGAACATTCTTGTAAAGTTGTTACCAAAATTAAAGAAGATAAAATTCATAGTCAACTGACAGATATGGCAGCACTTGCGGACAGCGCCATAAATAGTATTACCAGACATTGTAGTGTAGAAGAAATTGGAAAGTTACTACACGAAGGGTTTACTATCAAACAATCCATTGGTACAGAACCATGGATTGATGATATCTACCAACATTCTTTACAATGTGGCTCATTAGGTGGCAAACTAATGGGTGCTGGCGGTGGTGGTTTTTTTATGTTTTTAGTACCACCTGAGAGACAAGGAGAATTTAAAAAACAAATGAGTTCTATTAAAGTGTGGGTGCCATTTAAATTTGATACAAATGGTAGCCAAATTATACATCAATCAAACTGAGGTTTATTATGAAATTTCCATTAATGCGAAATAATATTTTGAGAAGTGAGTTAGATGCCGTCATTGAGCATTTGAAACAAGATGATCCAATTCTAACCAATGGCCCTAATTGCCGAGCATTCGAAGAAGAATGGTCTAAGTGGTTAGGCGTTAAGTATTCTGTTTTTGTTAACTCAGGTGCTTCTGCCAATCTGTTGTCAATGACCTTATTGAAGATTCAACACCCATTTGGTGGTGAAATCATTGTACCACCTTTGACATGGGTATCAGATATAGCTTCTGTATTGCAATGCGGATTCACACCAGTGTTTGTTGATATTGACCCAAGAACATTGGCAATGGATACAAAAGGTATTATTAATGCCATCACACCAAACACTAAGGCAGTTTTCTTATCACATATCCAAGGTTTTAATGGCCTTACTGATGAATTGTTGGATGAATTAAAGAAACGAGATATTCCTTTAATTGAAGATGTGTGTGAATCACATGGTGCAACACATAAAGGTAAGAAACTAGGGTCTTTTGGTTGGACTTCTAATTTCTCATTCTACTATGCTCATCACATGACCACAATTGAAGGCGGTATGGTTTGTACCAATGATGAAGAAACTTATCAGACCTTGAGAATGTTAAGGTCACATGGTATGGTTCGTGAGCTATCTAACCAAGACTATAAAGATTGTTGGATTGAAGATAATCCCGGTTGTAATCCAGAATTCATTTTTGCTTACCCGGCTTACAATATGCGTAACAACGAAATAGGCGGCATACTTGGTCGAAAACAGTTGCCAAACTTAGATGAAAATGTTAAAATAAGGAACTTTAACAATGAAAGGTTCTTACGTAACATAGATTCAAACAAATACTTTACTGATTTTGAGCTAGAAGGTGCTAGTAACTATGCATTCAACCTAGTGTTAAAAGATAAAGATAATGTTCGTTTGGCTAATCTTATGAAGACCTTGAAAGAATCTGGAGTTGAATTCAGAAGAGGCAGTGCTGGTGGTGGTAATCAATTAAGACAACCTTATTTGAAAAACTTAATGCCTCCTGCACACTACGAAGAATTTAAAAACACGGAACATATTCACTTCTATGGATTCTACATTGGTAATTTTCCATCAATGACAGTAAATGAAATTGATGAGATTTGTGAAATAATTAATAAGGTATAAAATGGCAAATATTTTAGTGACAGGCGGTGCAGGGTATATTGGTTCTACACTTGTACCAATTCTTTTAAGTAAAGGACATAACGTAACTGTACTTGATAACTTTATGTATGGCCAAACGTCTTTGAACCAATTGGCACACTTGAAAAACTTTAATGTGTTTAGTGGTGATGTTCGTATTAAATCTGACATTGCACCAATGTTAAAACAAGCTGATGTTATTATTCCATTGGCTGCATATGTTGGTGCACCATTGTGTAACAAGGATCCAATTGGTGCATCTTCTACCAATAAAGATGCCATCTTTTTGATGCTTGATAACTTGTCACAGAATCAAGTCGTATTGATGCCTACAACTAATAGTGCCTATGGTACAGGTACATATTGTACCGAAGAATCATCATTGAATCCTATTTCACTTTATGCCAAAGATAAAGTTGAAGTCGAGAAACGTTTGATGGATCATCCTAACTCCATTAGTTACCGATTGGCAACAGTATTTGGTATGTCACCACGTATGAGAATTGATTTGCTTGTCAACGATTTTGTACACCGAGCCGTTAATGATGGATGTGCTGTGTTATTTGAAGGCCATTTCAAACGTAACTATGTTCATGTACGTGATGTTTCTAATGCATTTGTACATGCGCTAAATAACTTTGAAGACATGAAAGATGAAATCTACAATGTGGGTTTATCAGAGGCTAATGTTTCTAAATGGGAACTGTGTGAAGTGATTAAGAAATATATTCCTAGTTTCACATTTTTGGAAGCTGAAGTTGGTAAAGACCCTGACCAACGAAACTATATTGTATCTAATGAAAAGATTGAGGCAACTGGTTTCAAAACTCAACACACATTAGATTCAGGTGTTGAAGAACTCATTAAGGGTTATCGTATGATTAACAACCGTAAATATGGTAATGTTTAATGGAATACAATAAGAAGAATTTAAAATTGGTGTCAGATATCATTATTAGAAATCTATCACCAGACTTATTACCTAAGAAATGGGTTGAACGTAATTCAAACAACCCAATGTTTGGCCATTGTCATACCGCTTCTGGTTGCCTACAGAAAGTATTTGGTACAAAGAATATTAAACTATACCGTGCTTTAGATGATGAACAAATCTGGCATTGGTGGGTAGTAGATGTTAACGGAGATTTGATTGACCTGACTGCCGAACAATACTATTCTCAAGGGAGAAACCCACCCTACAATGATGGGACCAAGGCATCGATACTAGGATTTGACTATCGTAAACGTGTCTTGAGGTTACTGGAAAAGGTAACTAAAGAATTATCTGAAAACGGAACACCGCTATGATATGCTTATTTGAAGTTGTTGTCAAGCGCTAATACAGGCAAATGTGAAAGAATATTATTATGACTGAAAAGAAACCTAAACACTATATTAACAACCCAGACTTCCTTGCCGCCTTGGTAAAGTATAGAAGTCAATGTGATGAGGCTAAGACTTTAGGTAAAGAAGACCCCAAGATACCAAACTATATTGGTGAATGTTTCTTAAAGATTGCAGAACACCTATCACGTAAGCCAAACTTCATCTCCTATTCCTTCCGTGATGAGATGATTGCCGATGGTATTGAAAACTGCCTGATGTACTTCAGAAACTTTGACCCGGTAAAGAGTAACAATCCATTTGCTTATTTCACTCAAATAGTGTATTATGCTTTCTTACGCCGTATTATGAAAGAGAAAAAACAGCTCTATGTCAAATACAAGGCAACACAACAGATTGGTATACTAGACGAATTTGAAATGTTTGAAGATGCAGATGGGCATCAGAAACAGTTCCAATTATATGACAATATCTCCGAATTCATTTTCAACTTTGAAGAAAGTAAGAGAAAGAAGAAAGAGGGTAAAGCTAAAGGTCTGGAAAAGTTTATTGAAGAAATATGAAATTAGTTATTCTTGGTGACACACACTTTGGTGCTCGTGGTGATTCGTTAGATTTCCACAGATTCTTCCAAAGATTTTATGATGAGGTATTTTTCCCATACCTATTAGAGAATGATATTAAGGTAGTTGTACAGTTGGGTGATTTGTTTGATAGACGCAAGTTTATTAATTTCAATTCACTCTATCTTGCTCGCAAATACTTTTTTAATAAGCTCAAAGAACACAACATTACAATGTACACTCTATTAGGTAACCATGATGTTGCCTATAAGAATACACTTGAAGTTAATTCATCAAGTATGTTATTGAAAGAGTATGATAATGTCACGGTGTTCGATGAGTTCGCCACAATCGATTTTGGTGGTGTTCCTATCGATGTGATACCATGGCTATGCGATGACAATGAAGATGAAATCTTTACCAAAATCAAAGAATCGAAATCACAAATTTGTTTTGGGCATTTTGAGATTTCAGGCTTTGAGATGGATAGAGGCAATGTTAGCGATGTAGGTATTGACAAGAAGACATTAAACAAGTATGATATGGTCATTACTGGTCACTTTCATCACAAATCGGATGATGGGAATATCTTCTACACAGGCACTCCTTATGAGATGACTTGGGCAGACTATCAGGATGATAAAGGCTTTCATGTCTTTGATACTGATACTAGAAATATGGAGTTCATAGTAAATCCAAATCGTATGTTCCGAAAGGTAATGTATGATGATTCAAAACAAGACTTTGAATCTTGGAAACAATATGACTACCCATCTTTGAAAGACTGTTATGTGAAAGTTGTTGTTATCAATAAACAAAATCCATATTTGTTTGATAATGTATTAGACAACCTATACAAAGCAGGCCTATCTGATATTTCTATCGTAGAAGATTTTACTGATACCGCATTTGATACTGACCAAGATATTATTGACCAAGCGGAAGATACAATGACAATACTTTCAAAGTACATTGATAACCTTCAATTGCAGGTTGAACCAGAGAAATTAAAAAACATAATGCGTGAACTCTATGTTGAGGCATTGAATACAGAAGTAGCTGAATGATTATTTTTCGTAAGGTTCGTTGGAAGAATTTACTTTCAACGGGCAACCACTTTACTGAGATACAACTTGATGGTAACTCCAACACATTAGTTGTTGGTGAAAATGGATCAGGTAAAAGTACAATGCTTGATGCATTGTGTTTCGGCCTGTTTGGCAAAGCATTTCGTAATGTTAACAAGCCACAATTGTTGAATTCAATCAATCAAAAAGATTGTGTCGTTGAAGTTGAGTTTGATGCCAATAATAAATCATATAAGATTATTCGTGGTATTAAACCAAATGTGTTTGAGATTCAACAGAATGGTGACTTGTTAAACCAAGATGCGGCTGCAAGAGACTACCAAGAATTCTTAGAGAAGTTCATTCTCAAAATGAATTACAAATCTTTCACACAGATTGTTATTCTTGGTTCGGCATCATTCACGCCATTCATGCAGCTATCATCTTCTGACCGCAGAACTATTATTGAAGACTTACTTGACATTCAAATCTTCTCTACAATGAATGGGTTGGTAAAAGGTAGATTATCAGCCAATAAAGATTCAACTTCAAATAAGAAGTATGATATTGATTTGACAAAACAAAAATATGATTTAGAAAAGAAACATATTGATGAGTTGAAACAGAACAATGATGAGAAAGTGAAACAATATGAAGGTGAGATTGAACGTAATAATCAAACCATACAAACCTTACATGCAGAAATTGCTAATGCCTCAACATACGTTGCAGACTACTCTACCAAGGTGGCATTACAGGTTGAAACTGAGAATAAGGTTAAAAAACTTGGTAAGCTTGAATCACAAATTGAAAGCAACTTATCCAAATTTCAGAAAGATATCAGTTTCTTTTCACACAATGATGATTGTCCAACGTGTAGGCAATCCATTGCCGCCGAGTTTAAAGAAGGACAAATACAGTCCCTACAAACCAAGACTGAACAATGTGAACACGGGTTAAAAGAACTAGAAACGAAACTGTTAGAAGAACAGTCTAAGTTGAATGAGATTGCTGAAGTACAGAGAGCTATTCAGAAGTTACAAATTGATATTGCAACAAAGAACACTACCATTGTAGAAGTTAACAAGTATATTGTTAAGATGCAAAAAGAGGTAGAGTTATTGAAAGAGACAAAAGGTTCAACACAGCTACAAGAAACACAGCTGCAAGAACTCGCAAGTCAGTTGAAACAACTAGAATCAGACTTAAAAGAATTGATAGAAGAAAAAACATATTATGAAACGGCAACGTCATTGTTAAGAGATACTGGTATTAAGACCAAGATTATCAAACAGTATTTGCCTATCATCAATAAGTTGGTCAACAAATATTTATCATCACTAGATTTCTTTGTAAACTTTAACCTAGATGAATCATTTAAAGAAACAATCAAATCAAGGCATCGTGATGACTTTTCTTACCACAACTTTTCTGAAGGTGAGAAACAACGTATTGATATGGCCTTGATGTTAACATGGCGTGCTGTTGCTAAGTTAAAGAACTCATCTAATACCAACTTGTTGATTTTGGATGAAACATTTGATTCTTCATTAGACACTACTGGTACGGAAGAATTGATGAAGATTCTACACATGCTTGAGGGTGTTAACCTATTTGTTATTAGCCACAAGGGTGACATTCTACAAGATAAGTTTGCTAACGTAATTAGATTCGGTAAAGAAAAGAATTTTTCAAGGATAATAAAATGAGTGAAATACTAAGAATTGATACTAGTGCTGGTGTAACAAAAGCAACAGACACTATTGAAGACCTGCCTTTATATAATGATAATCATCCTATGTTAAAGGCTGTTATTCCAGAATATAGAATACAGTTGCCTAACCCATTGATGACCAAATTGGTTAAAAGGTTGAAACAAACAAAACTAAAATATGGCGGCATTGGCCTTTCTGCAAACCAATGTGGTGTTATGGAAAGAGTATTCGTTATTGGGTATGAAGAAACTAATATGGTTTGTATCAACCCTAAAATCATTGATGCTTCGGCAGACTTGATTAAAGACAATGAAGGTTGCCTCTCTTTCCCTGGTTTATATGTTAAGATATCAAGGCCTAGTTGGTTGGAAGTAGAGTACGTTACTGAAAATGGCGAACTAATACGACAAAGAATTGAAGGTCTGACTGCAAGATGTTTTGCACATGAATTGGATCATATGAATGGTACTAAGTTTACCGAACATGTTGGTCCAGTTGCACTCAGACTGGCTAAAGATAAACAAGAAAAACGCATTAAGAAACATGTGCGAAATAGAAAGAAATAATGGCATACGGATTTGACCCAAAAGATGATGTAGATACGCAATGGACAAAATGGCATGCAGACTTTAAAGAGCCTGCTGTTTTGACTGATGAGACTTTACGTGAGAAAATCATTAGTGACCTTACATTTGTATCAAAGATGGATGTCAAAGAATATACATTATACCAAAAATGGTGTGAAGTGCAAGACAGATATCCTACAATGACTGTTAATGATTTGTGGGAAGGTGAGAAGGTTGTATTACAGAGTGATGTTCAACGTGATGCTATTGATGACATTAAGAACAACTTTTGGATTCCAGAAACACTTGAAGATTATCTGAAACTTGAACCTGAAATGATTTACACAAACAAAGGTGAGAACTTGCCTGAATTGTGGAATTGTATTCGCACCTTTTCTTCTACAATGAAGAACAACTCTAACATTGGCCGCAATCTAAACTTCATCATTCGTGATAAGGTAACAAAGAAGTATCTTGGTGTTATTTGTATTTCATCAGACTTTCTTGATTTGACACCAAGAGATAATCACATTGGTTGGCCAAGAGAACTTAAAACACAAGGCGGTATGATTAACCATACTGCAATTGGTTCTACAATTGTTCCATTGCAGCCACTTGGTTTTAATTATGTTGGTGGTAAATTACTGGCACTTCTATGTCTTGCCGATCCTGTACAAGAATTGTGGAAGAAATTATATGGCGACACATTAGTTTCTGTAACTACAACTTCATTGTATGGTAGAACTAAGGCTGATGGACTTTCTCAGTATGATGGTCTAGACCACTGGCAGAAAATGGGATTTACGGCAGGTTCGGTATCATTTGAACCAGAAAAAGAAACACGATATGATATTCGTGATTGGTTGAAAACAAAACATACACGTAAATACTTTGAATGGTATGTTGCAAAGAAGCCAAGCGGACAACCACATAAGCGTGACCATAAGAATCGTTCACTTCAGTTTGTTTATTCTAAATTGAATATTCCTAAAGAGTTGATTCGTACAGACCATGCTCGAGGCATTTATTGGTCGCCACTATACGATAACTCTATTGATTACCTTAATAAGAAAATTGGTGATGATGACTTGGTTAAATCATTTGATACAAGCGTTGAAGCCTTAGTTGATATTTGGAGAACTAAACATGCCAAACCACGTATCAAACAATTGGCCAAAAAAGGCCGTAACAATAACGAAACCTTGTTCTATGACGACCTCTGTTATCTAACATGGGAACAGGCAAAAGAGAAGTATCTTTGCCAAGTTGGTCGTTAAAACGCTTGACAAACAGCCTATATAATTATATAATAGACACAAATGCGGAGAGTCCGAGACAGCCCGTCCCAACGGGCAGACAGGTTTAACTCCTGTTATCCGCTCCATTCCTAAGTCCCATGCGACTTCCCAACTGTTGTTTTTACGCAACAGGCTCTTGACAAATCCTCCAGTTTTGATATAATGGTTAGATAAATTCAAAAAGGTTTTGCATGACAGCATTTACAGTAGAACAAAAATCTCAGCTTGCCAAGTTGATGGCAACTGAGAACCTTACCATTCAACATTCAAAAATCCATACTGCCAAATTTGACCCAACTAAACGGATTCTTTATCTTCCTATGTGGAAAGATATGTCAAGTTTCATGTATGATTTGCTTGGCGGCCATGAGGTCGGTCATGCTCTTTATACTCCTGCGGATGGTTGGCATGATGTTGTTACCGATAAAAACAGAGGTAAGAATTATAAAGCTTTCCTTAATGTGATTGAAGATGCTCGCATTGAGAAAAAAGTTATTCGTAAATATCCAGGCCTTAAATCATCATTCCGTAAAGCATATGCTGAATTAAGTGACCGTGATTTCTTTGGCATCCAACATCGTGACATTAACCATATGTCATTCATTGACCGATTGAATATCTATACCAAGAGCCAATACAGCGAAAACATTAGATTTTCTGTTGAAGAAATGCAAATGATTGGTGAAGTTCAAATGCTTGAAACATGGAATGATGTGCTTCGGGTAACTGAAAAGATTTATGGTTATTGTAAGAATGAACAATTTGAATTATCAATTGGTGATGATTTTGAATATGACGCTGAAGGCAATCCCTTAGATGAAGATGATACCAATTCCGATTATGATTATGATACTGAATTGGATAATGGTGAATCTGGCGACAGCGAAGATTCGGATGAAACCTCAGATGAAACTACCGATGAAGAAACCGATGGTAACTCTGATGGTGAAGGTGACGATTCCGATTCTGATGATGACGGCAACAATGTGAATCGTGATAAAGATTCGCAAATGTCCAATTTCGATTCAGAAGATTTTGATCCAGAATGTGTAACTGACGATAACTACCGCAAAAACGAAGTGACATTGCTTGATGAAAAATGCAAGCCTTATGTGTACGCTAATATGCCTACACCTATTTTGTCTAAAATTATCACACCTGCAAAACGGGTTCAAGAGTTGTTGACATTAGATTTTGCAAATCAGGTTAAAGATGGTTATATAACAGATGAAAGAATCAATGGTTTTGTACAAGAATTTCGTAATAGAAATGAACGTTACATTGCATTGCTTGCCAAAGAGTTTGAAATGCGTAAGGCTGCCAAATCATTCAGTAAGGCAAAGCAATCGGATACTGGTGATGTTGATGTTAACAAACTGGCTTCATACCGTTTTGATGACAATATCTTCCGTAAAATCATGCAAGTGCCAAAAGGCAAATCACATGGTTTGATTCTGTTGCTTGATTATTCTGGTTCTATGTCAGATAACATGGCAGGTTCTATTGAACAAATCTTGGTTCTTTCCATGTTCTGCCGTAAAGTAAACATTCCATTCCATGTTTATGCATTCAGTAATGATTCTTCCACATGGTCAATTGATAATCCCAAGACTACTGCTGTACCACTTAGCGTTCTTGGAAATCCTATGGAAGTTCGTCAATGTTTTATGTACCAATCTGGTGAATTAAAATTTGAAGCTATTTCATTGCGTGAATATTTAAATTCTAAAATGACAAATGCTGAATTTACCAAGGCCTTGCGTAACATGGTATTGTTGAAAAAGTCCTATGAAGGCGGTCGTTATGCTCGTGTTGTGCAAAGACCACATTCTGAAAGACTTTCAAATACTCCTTTGACAGAAGCTTTGGTTGCAACACAAGCAATTATGAAAAACTTTAAACGTAGCAACAATTTGGATATTACAAACTTGGTAATTATCCATGACGGTGATGCTGACTCCACTAATTGTGTGGCAAATGATGAAGGTGGTTACAATTGGTTTCATCCATTGTATGAGAATGTTATCCTTCAAGATAACAAATTAAAATACCAGAAGCTAGTTAAGTCTAACAACTTAAGCAATGAAATGTTTGTTTCGGTTGCTGAGTGGTTTACCGCTACAACCAACTCTAAGATTTTTGGTTTCTTTATTGTTCCTCCTCATCGTTCAAAGGGCATCATTAGACATTACTACCATAATGAAAATAGATTACCTCTATACACTAAGCGTTCTGATGCTAACATAGATGCTGAGTTGATTAAACAACTGAAGCGTAAATTGGATACTCAGAAGTTTTTACATTCATTCAATCCTGGTTATGATTCGTTCTTCCTAATTTCTGGTGGAAATGATTTAATGACCAATGATGGTGAAATTGAGGTTGATGGTAAACTTACAGCATCTAAGCTCAAGAATGCTTTTATGAAGTTCAATAAAGGCAAACAGATTAACCGAGTGTTAGTCTCCAAGTTCATTCAAGGCATTGCTGCCTGAGTGTTGTATTAATACAACAGGGTGGTTGACAATACCTCCTGTTGTGTTATAATATACCCTATATTATGAAAGATTTATTATGACAGCTCGTACTGAAATCCGTGAAAAGTTTATGTCCACTCTGCAAGCACTTGGCAAAGCCGAAGTGACTAAAGCAGAAATCAAATCCATTTGTGCAACTCTTGGCATTTCTGGTGCTCAATGGTTTACCAAAGAAGAATCGAACCGTGTTGGTCGTGGTAAATACCTTGTACCTAATCCCGCATTAATATCAATGCAAGCCAATGTTGTGCCTATGAAAAAACCAGTTGAACAATCAAATCATAGAATTGTTAATGTAGTTACTGACCTTGATACTACAAACTTAATTCCAACACCATATCGCAATTATGTCCCATTCGGTGACTTTGACGATATTGTTTCAATCGTGAAATCAAATCGATTCTTTCCAGTATTCATTACTGGTCATTCAGGTAATGGTAAAACAATGTCTATTGAACAGGCCTGTGCAAAGGCTCGCCGTAAATTCATTTGCGTATCAATGACACCTGAAACTGATGAAGGTGATTTGCTTGGTAACTATGTGTTGATTGATGGTAATATGGAATGGCGTGATGGTCCTGTAACAACAGCGGCTCGTCAAGGCGCTGTGTTATGTATTGATGAAATCGATTATGGTGCTCAGAACCTTTCCTCTTTGCAACGTGTACTTGAAGGCAAACCTTTCATGTTGAAAAAGAAAGGTGAATTGATTACACCTGCTGAAGGTTTCACCGTGTTTGCTACTGCAAATACTAAAGGTAAAGGTTCAGATGATGGTCGTTACATGTTCACCAATGTTTTGAACGAAGCGTTCCTTGAGCGTTTCCCCAATACATACGAACAACAATGGCCACCAACTAATATTGAAAAGAAAATCATTAAGAAAGAATTGGTTTCTGTTGGTCGTGATGATGAAGACTTTGCCGACAAACTGGTAATGTGGGCAGATACCATTCGTAAAACATTCTTGGATGGTGGTTGTGATGAAGTGATTTCCACTCGCCGTTTGGTACACATTGTGAATACATTTGGTATTCATGGTGATAAAATGAAATCTATTGGCTTGTGCTTAAACCGTTTTGATGATGACACAAAGGCAAGTTTTGTTGATTTGTATACCAAGATTGATGCAGGTATTAATCCTGATGCGCCACCTGTTATTGTGCCTGAAACCACACAACAATCGGAAGAAATTCCATTCTAATAAATGCGGCAGAGATTATTCTTTGCCGTAAAAAGTGTTGACACACTCACTTAAACGTGTTATAATATATCATATTTTGAGAGAATGAATCTCCTCTCAAATACTTCCCCTCAATTGAGATTCGTTTTTATTATGGAGACTACTATGTCCGCTAAATCTAAAGTCCTCGCCTATCTTTCCAAGACTGGTTCTTACAACACATTGACACCTACCAAGATGCAATCTGTTTTCGGTGTTGCAAATCCTTCCGCAACCATCAATGAATTGCGTAACGAAGGCTATGCAATCTACTTGAACAGCCGTGTTACACCATCTGGTGACAAGGTTTCGTTCTATCGTTTGGGCACACCAACTAAACGTGTAGTTGCTGCTGGCATCGCCGCAATTCGTTCACAAGGAACACGTGCTTTTGCCTAATTCTTTATAGAATAACACTCAGAGGAGGGATATATAATAGTATCCCTCCTCTTTTTTATTTTATGGATACATTATGGAAATTGAAGTTAAACTTGAAGAACTAAAAAAGGCAAAGTTGTTTATTGCTACACCAATGTATGGTGGCATGTCACACGGCCTTTATGTTAAGTCTTGCTTAGACTTACAAACTACAATGGCGAAATACGGAGTTGAAACTAAGTTTTCATTCCTGTTTAATGAATCGCTAATCACTCGAGCTAGAAATTATTTGGTTGACGAATTCTTGCGCTCTGGTTTTACACACTTATTGTTTATCGATTCTGATATTCATTACAGTCCGCAAGATGTGTTAGCACTTCTAGCACTTGATAAGGATGTTATTGGTGGTCCTTATCCTAAGAAATCTATCAACTGGGGTAATATCGCTTCTGCGGCACGTACACATCCAGGTTTGGAACCTAGAGAGCTTGAGAACCTTGTTGGCGAATATGTCTTCAACGTTGTTAAAGGCACATCACAATTTACTGTAACAGAACCACTTGAAGTTATGGAAATTGGTACAGGTTTCATGTTGGTTAAGAGTGAAGTGTTTGAGAAAATGGAAAAACAATATCCAACTATCAAATACAAACCAGACCATGTTGGCCAAGCAAACTTTGATGGCTCACGATACATCCATGCTTTCTTTGATACAGTAATTGATACCAAAGATAGTATTACAGGCGGTGGTTCTGAACGTTATCTAAGTGAAGACTATATGTTCTGCCAAATGTGGCGCAAGATGGGTGGTAAAATCTTCTTGTGTCCATGGATGAGAACACAACACATTGGTACATATGCCTTTACTGGTAATATGCCTGCTGTTGCACAGTACACAGGAAAACTATGACGCCAAGGTTTGATGAAGAAGATACGGATGTAGTAAAAGCTTCTCAAACCGCCACTACTGGTGGTCGCAAATTCGATGGTAACAAGCTAGAATACGGCTTGTTACCGCCGAAGGCATTAGAAGCTACTGTTGACGTTCTTACATTTGGTGCCCAAAAGTATGAGCGTGATAATTGGAAAAAAGTACCTGATTCAAAACGCAGGTATTTTGATGCCCTACAGAGGCATTTATGGGCTTGGAAAACGGGTGAAATTGAAGATGTTGAATCTGGCAAACATCACCTTGCTCATGCTATGTGTTGCCTCATGTTTCTATATGAACATGATACAATCCATTCTGTGAATGATTAATTTTTTTGGAGTATATTATGAAACTATCGAGTGAAACCCTTTCCGTCTTAAAGAATTTTGGTACTATTAACCAAGGTCTGTTCTTTAAAACTGGTAAAACCCTAAAGACCGTATCGTCACACAAGAACATTCTTGCACAAGTGACAATCAATGAAGAAGTGCCTACAGATTTTGGTGTTTATGACCTAAACAACTTTTTGTCGGTTGTTTCTTTACACAAAGATGACCCATCATTTGAGTTTGATGAAAAACATGTTGTAATCGTTGGCAACAAAGGCCGTTCTAAGATTAAGTACCGCTTCTGTGACCCTACAATGATTAACACGCCACCAGAAAAAGAACTGACAATGCCTGAGGCTGAAATTACTTTCAACCTAACGTCAGAAGATTTTGATTGGATTCTCCGTGCGGCATCTGTGTTGTCTTCACCACAAATTGCTATTGAATCTGATGGTACAGAAGTAAACATTGTGACATTAGACACACAAAATGATTCTGCTCATACTGATGCATTGAAACTTGATACTGTTGGTAATGGTAGTAAGTATCGTATGATTTTCAAAACAGAAAATGTTAGCAAGATTTTGCCTGGAACATATGATGTATCCATTTCATCAAAAGGCATCTCACATTTCAAAAACAAAAATGTAACATTGCAATACTGGATTACTACAGAACAAGGTAGTAAATTCTCCAAAGAATAATTGTTCTTTTTTTTATTATGATTTATGTGAAAGGTTCCTATGGAACATCTATTGTGGACAGAGAAGTATCGGCCTCAAACAATCGAGGATTGTATTCTACCAGAAAGGTTGAAAAAACCATTCCAAGAATACGTGAATCAGAAAAACATTCCCAATCTTCTGCTGGCTGGTGGGGCAGGAGTAGGGAAGACAACAGTAGCGAAAGCCATGTGCAACGAAATCGGTTGCGACTACATGGTAATCAATGGTTCTGACGAATCAGGTATTGACACATTCAGAACCAAGATTAAGAATTATGCCTCGTCAATGAGTTTAACTGGTGGCCGCAAGGTCATCATCATTGACGAAGCTGATTATTTGAATCCTAATTCTACACAACCAGCCTTACGTAATGCTATTGAAGAATTTGCAAGCAATTGTTCATTCATTTTCACATGTAATTACAAGAATCGTATCATTGAACCATTGCATTCACGTTGTGCAGTTATTGAATTCTCGTTGAAGAATGGTGAGAAAGCCAAGATGGCCTCTGCGTTCTTTAAGAGAGTTCAGAATGTTTTGCAAAGTGAAAATGTTGAGTATGAAGACAAGGTTATTGCTGAGTTAACAAAGAAACACTTTCCAGATTTTCGCCGTATTCTAAATGAGTTACAGCGTTACTCACAGTTTGGTAAAATCGATACAGGCATTCTTGCTCAAATCGGTGATGTTTCTATTGATGAAGTTGTAAAGTTTATCCGTGATAAGGACTTTGGTGCTATTCGTAAATGGGTTGCAACCAATGAAGTGGATTCTGGTACATTATTCCGTAAGATTTACGATTCGATGTATGATGTAATGAAACCTCAATCTATTCCACAAGCAGTATTGATTCTTGCTGACTACCAGTACAAGTCTGCTTTTGTGGCCGACCATGAGATTAATACAGTTGCTTGCTTGACAGAAATCATGGTGAATTGTGAGTTTGTATGATTTTAGATTTATTCAAACCTACAGTAGAATGGATTAAAAATGACTGGTACAGTAATCGTTTTCGTTTTGGCGTTGAGCTTATTGCTTGGGGTATCAGTATTGGGTGTTCTATTACCATGGCTCTCACAGTCCCGAATCCTCCCCTACTATATCTTTACCCTATTTGGATTGTCGGCTGTGGTCTCTACGCTTGGGCTGCTTGGACTCGCAAATCTTTTGGCATGTTGGCTAACTACATGCTTTTGGTAACAATTGATTCTGTTGGATTGATTAGGATGCTAACATGAGTCCATTTGATTATGTCAATTCAATCCTACAAAACAAGAAACAGTTAATTGTAGATGAGGCTACAGAAAAGGAATATGCACCTTTTCTAGTCAATCGCAGTCTTTCCTATCATAAAGACTGTATCATGTATGCAAATGAGATGAACCGGAGGCACTTCCTCGATAAAAAACTACAGAATGATTTCCTTCTAAATACGGTAAGGTCACAGAAAAGACCATTTGCTAAGTGGGCTAAAGTTGAAAAAAGTGAAGATTTAGAATGTATAAAGCAAGTCTATAATTTCTCCAATTCTAAAGCTCGTGACGCCTTGCGTCTCCTTAGCAAAGAACAAATCCAAGAATTAAAAGAAAAAACCGACACCGGTGGATTAAGGAAATGATATGGTTGATTTATCAAAGTTCGTTGAGGTTATTCTTAACGAACAGGATGATTTTTTAAAGGTTCGTGAAACCCTAACAAGAATTGGTGTATCCTCTCGCAAAGAGAAAGTGTTATACCAATCTTGCCATATTCTGCATAAGCAGGGTAAGTATTATATTGTACACTTTAAAGAATTGTTTGCATTAGACGGAAAACCATCTAATATTTCTGAGAATGATATTCAAAGACGTAATGCTATTGCCAATTTATTAGAAGAATGGGGTCTGATTAAAATCTTGAATAAAGAAATTATGACTGACAACATTGCACCATTACATCAAATTAAAATTATAGCTTTCAAAGAGAAAGACCAATGGGAACTTATTGCTAAGTATAACATTGGTAAGAAAACTCAGGATTATTGATATGGTGATACATTATGAAAACAGAACCAAAAAAAGTACAATTGAAAAACCTCTACACGGGTGATATTGTGTGGACGGATAATTATAATGATGTTAACAAAATAAATGAAGTTGAGTTTATACTTGTCTATAAAGAGAGTAACCCACAACGAAAGTATTTTGTTAACCGCTTGGCATTCGAAACGCTAACTAAATAATTAAACCCACTCGGGATGGGACAAGGTGGGAGGTAACCTTGTTAAACACCTTCAACGAACCCACCTTAGGGCCGTTTGATGCTACGGTAACAAGGCGTCCGTGCAATTGAACTGCCACACGTTAGTTGGTCCAGTATAAAGTAAGCTGGATGATATGCCTTCGGGGTATCAATTTTATCAACTCGCTTAATAGGAGAAAACTATGACTCGCTTTACAACATTGTATCCTCAGTTTGTTGGATTTGACCAATTGTTTAATGAGCTCGAAAGACTCGTTGAAGGTCAAGCACCGACACGCAACACTTCTTTTCCACCACATAACGTAATCAAAGTAGATGACAGTCATTATGTCGTTGAACTGGCCGTTGCTGGTTTTGCCAAGGATGAAATCGACATTGAGTTGGACGATGGACTTCTTGTTGTCAAAGGTGAAAAGAAAGATAAGGACACCGAAGTAACATATATCCATCGTGGTATTGGTACTCGTTCGTTCACAAAATCTTTAACAATTGCTGATACAGTTGAAGTCCGTGGTGCAGAATTCAAGGATGGAATTTTGCGAATTGGTTTGGAGAATGTAATTCCTGAACACAAGAAACCACGTAAAATTGAAATCGGTAATGGATTAAAGTTACCTAAACCACAACTGCTTCAAGAAAAAGAAACAGTTTAATTGATGGAGCTTCGGCTCCATTTTAATATATTATGTCATTACTTGTTCTCAGTCATTTCCATAAAGATTTTCCAATTAACCTCAATTCGTCTTGGTTGATTCCATCCTTTGCGGGTGATAAACTATCAATTAAGGCAGTTGATGCTACAGAAGAAATCAAAGACTTCCGACACTACTATGTTGGTGTAAGTGACGAACAATTTTATCGTGCAATGGGTGCTCAAGCAACTGAGTATATGATGTTAAAGTCTTCAACAAATCTTCCTGATTATGTTGGATGTTTAACCTATCGTAGATATCTTTTGCTGAACGACCAGATACCACAAGATAAAGTCAATATGCCTCCGACACAAGAGGTTGCTGACCAATTTGGTACAAAAGAAGAAAAAGATTTGATTGAAGAACTATTCAAGTCATATGATGTAATCACCAATAAGAATGTTACCTTTAATTGTTCAATCGAGCAACAATACTTAATGTATGAACTGCCTGAACATTGGTTCCTATTCAAAGAGGCTATTACAAAATTATGTCCTGAATATGTAAATGATATGTCGTGGTTTACAGAGAACAACTCAATGCACGCTGAAACATCCTATATTATGAAACGTGAATGCTTTGTTAAGTATGCTACTGAGTTGTTCCAAATATTAAAGTATGTTTTCGATAATTGTAGTGAAGTTTATCCAGTACAAGATGGAAGATGTAGTGAAATATATCCTTGGAGATATCCTGGTTATTTGGGTGAAAGGTTTTTACCTTTCTTTGTTTATGCAAATAAATTGAAAGCGAAGCAATTTCCACTTGCTATTTTAATATGAAACAGAAATTTATAGATGCACACATGAAAGTGGCTGAAGTATATGCAGGATTATCTTCAGCAAAGAGACTTCAAGTTGGTGCAATTATTGTAAAAGATGACCGCATCATTTCTATTGGCTACAATGGTATGCCAAGTGGATGGGATAACAACTGTGAATATGTTGCTGATGTTCATCCTAGTGATCCTAGATATGATTACAATAATTTTAGCAAAGAACTTAAAACCAAACCAGAGGTACTACATGCCGAAACCAATGCAATCGCTAAATTGGCTAGGACTACTGAGAGTGGTTTAGGTGCTACTATGTTTGTAACTCATGCGCCTTGTATTGATTGTGCCAAGTTGGTTTTCCAAAGTGGTATCAATAGTGTTTATTATCGGAATAGTTATCGTGATGATGACGGAATTGAATTTTTAAAGAAGTGTAACGTAGAGGTAATTAAATATGACTAGTGTTTTTAAAGATGTTGAAACGTTTATGACGGCTGCAGGCCAAACTACAGATACGGATAATGGTGAACAAGCATTGTTGTACCGAAGGCTAATCAATGAAGAATACCACGAATTCATTGATGCTGTTAGTAAGAATGATGATGTTGAAACCATCGATGCCTGTTTTGATACTATGTGGGTAATCATTGGGTATATGAAGTCTCGTGGTTGGGACACAAAGGGTGTTTGGGATGAAGGTTCCCTTAGTAACCTAAAGAAGATTGATAGCAAAACTAAAACGGTAATCAAACGTGAAGACGGCAAAGTTCTTAAACCTGAAGGTTGGAAGAAGCCAGATTTCACCAAGTTTGCCAAGTAAAAGCTTGCAATTTATTAAGAAGTCTGTTATAATACATTATCGTATATTTTTTAAGAGGTAAATATGAATTTACGTGAAGTGGCCAAAAGGTTGGTCAATGAGTACAAAATGCCTCATGCGGACAGATATGAACTGTTCTTGCGTGAGTTTGATAACAAGGTCGAGGTTGTTGGTTGGATGCAAGACCCAACCATTGATGCTCACAAGTTTAACGGCCGTGAGATGCTTATCCCAAAACGTTGGGTTACCATTGGTGTAGTTGATGCGGAGGTTCGTGTATGAATCTCCAATTAATTACTTTCAAAACAAACCACACCCTTTTGGCTGAGGTTGTGGAAGAATCAGGTTATATTCTGGTAAAGAAACCTGTTCAATGCATCATGCAACCAACTAAAGATGGCCCTATGATGGCATTCTCTCCTTTTATCCAATTCTGTGAAGAATTTGAAACTGGTATCAGAATCAATAATGAGGACATTCTTTGTACCACAACTCCTTTACGGGAATTGATGAATCAGTATAGTGAAATGTTTGGGTCTGGCATTCAAATTGCCACATCTATTCCAAAATTCTGATATAATGTATGAATGACTAATCAATATTACACTAACGTTGTCGGTGTTGGCAACAATATTTTCTATCGTGGTGTAAAAGACGGCCGGCGTGTTAAGTATAAAATTGCTTACACGCCGACTTTGTTTTTACGCTCTAATAAAACCACTAACTTCAAAACACTTGAAGGTGAATATCTTGAGCCTATGAAGTTCGAAGGTATGCGTGAGGCTCGTGATTTCGTTAAACGTTATGATGGTGTTCAAGGCTTTGATGTATTTGGTAATGCCAACTTTCAATATGCTTTCATTGCTGACCAACACAAAGGTATGATTGATTGGGACATTAACCATGTTTCAATTGCAGTTATCGATATTGAAGTTGGTTCTGAAAATGGTTTCCCTGACCCATATCAAGCAAATGAACCTATCACAGCTATTTGTGTCAAGTATTTGAATGGTGTTGCAACTGTATTTGGTTGTGGTGAGTTTAGAAATGACCGTGAAGATGTTATCTACACCAAGTGTGATGATGAATATGACCTGTGTAAAAAGTTTTTGGCCTTTTGGTCAGAAAATTGTCCAGATGTAATTTCTGGTTGGAATGTTAAGTTCTTTGATATTCCATATCTTGTGAATCGTATCACTAAAATTCTCGGTGATGACGATGTTAAGAAACTATCACCATGGAATTATATCAATAGTCGTAAGGCTGTTGTGAACAATCGTGAGCTAATTGCATATGAATTCACAGGTGTTTCCACATTAGATTATATTGAATTGTACAGATGGTATGCGCCAGGTGGTAAATCACAAGAGTCATATCGTTTGGATAATATTTCACAAGTTGAATTGGGTGAAGGTAAGATTTCATATGATGAGTTCGATAACTTGCATCAGTTGTATCGTTTAGATTACCAAAAGTTTATTGAGTACAACATCAAAGACGTAGAGTTGATTTTCAAACTAGAGAACAAGTTGAAGTTGATTGAGTTGGGCTTGACTCTTGCTTATGATACCAAAACAAACTACGAAGATATCTTTGCACAAACTCGTATGTGGGATTCTTTGATTTACAATTACTTGTTGGACAAAAAGATTATTGTTCCTCCTAAAGTTGTAAAGAGTAAGACTGCGGCCTTTGAAGGTGCCTATGTTAAAGACCCACAAGTCGGTATGCATAACTATGTGGCATCATTTGACTTGAACAGTTTGTATCCTCACCTGATGATGCAATATAACATTTCACCTGAAACATTGGTTGAGCCACATGATTATACTCCTGAGATGAGACAAATCATTTCTTCTGGTGTAAGCGTTGATAAATTGTTGCTTAAAGAAGTTAATCTATCAAATATGAGTGGTGTAACTATTACTCCAAATGGTCAATTCTTCTCAACAACTAAAAAAGGTTTCTTACCTCAGATGCTAGAAGAAATGTATGTGGATCGTTCAAAGTTTAAGAAAATGATGATTCAAGCTAAGAAAGATTATGAAGTTGAGACTGATCCTAATAAAAAGTATGAACTGAAAAACAAGATTGCTCGTTATGATAACCTGCAATTGGCCAAGAAAGTCTCTCTCAATAGTGCTTACGGTGCTCTAGGTTCCCAGTATTTCAGATTCTATGACCTTAGAATGGCCTTGGGTGTTACTACTGCTGGTCAATTTTCTATTCGTTGGATCGAAGCTAAAATTAACCAGTACATGAACAAGTTGCTAGATAGTGATAAAGACTATGTGATTGCTTCTGATACTGATTCGATTTACCTCCGTCTTGGTGAATTGGTTGAAAAAGTTTATGGTAAGAAAAGTGGTGTGCCTGAACAAAAGATTATTGAATTCATGGACAAAGTTTGTGAAGAAAAACTTCAACCACACATAGATAAATCTTATACAGAGTTGGCTGATTATGTTCATGCCTATGCTCAGAAGATGCAGATGAAACGTGAAGGTTTGGCTAACAAAGGTATTTGGACTGCCAAGAAACGTTACATTCTAAATGTGTTTAATAATGAAGGTGTGCAGTACAAAGAACCTAAGATGAAAGTCATGGGCCTTGAGATGATTAAGTCATCTACACCTGCTGCCATCCGTGAGAAGATGAGAAAATCAATTGACATTATGATTAACGGCACCGAATCCGATATTCATAAATTCATTGAAGATTTCAGAAATGAATTTAAGCAGTTGCCGGCTGAAGATATTTCTTTCCCCCGTGGTCTGAATGGTCTGAAAGAATACTCTGACAATGTGACTCTATATAAGAAGGGTACACCAATCCATGTGAAGGGTGCTATTCTTTATAACACCAAACTGAAAGCAATGAAACTTGATAAAAAGTATGCATTGATTCAAGAAGGTGAGAAGATTAAATTCACATATTTGAAACAACCAAATCCCATGAAAGATACGGTTATTTCATACCCAAATAGATTGCCAGTGGAGTTTGGCTTGCAAGAGTTTATTGATTATGATATGCAATTCAATAAGGCATTCCTTGAACCAATTAAAGTAATTTTAGATTGCATGAATTGGACAACAGAACAACAGAATTCCTTAGAGAGTTTTTTTTAAAAAGAGGTTAAAATGAGTTTACTTGAGAAATTGAAAAAGAATTCGACAATTAAAGATAGTGCAATTCTATCTAAGTCTAAATTCTTCACAGAAAAAGATATGATTCCGACTGCCGTGCCAATGATTAACGTTGCACTATCTGGTCGGTTAGATGGCGGCATTACACCAGGCCTTACAATGTGGGCAGGTCCATCTAAACACTTCAAGACAGCGTTTAGTTTGTTGATGGCTAAATCTTACATGGACAAATATCCAGAAGCAATTCTATTGTTCTATGATTCAGAGTTTGGTACACCAGTTAAATACTTTGAAACATTTGGTATTGATATGGATCGTGTGTTGCATACACCATTGACCAATATTGAACAGTTGAAGTTTGATATTATGCAACAGTTTGAAAACATTGAACGTGGTGATAAACTTATGGTTATCCTCGATTCAATTGGCAATTTGGCTTCGAAGAAAGAAGTTGAAGATGCTCTTGAAGGCAAATCAGTTGCAGATATGTCTAGAGCAAAACAAGTTAAGAGTTTGTTCCGTATGGTAACACCACACTTAACCATTAAAGATATTCCTATGGTTGTTGTGAATCACACATACAAAGAAATTGGAATGTTCCCTAAAGATATTGTTGGTGGTGGTACAGGTTCATATTACTCAGCTGACAACATTTATATTCTCGGTCGTCAACAAGACAAAGAAGGTACTGAAATTGTTGGTTATCATTTTATTATCAATGTCGAAAAATCACGTTATGTTAAAGAAAAATCTAAAATTCCTATCTCTGTATCTTTTGACGGTGGCATCAGCCGTTACTCTGGTCTGCTTGACCTTGCTATTGAATCCGGACATGTGGTTAAACCTGCCAATGGTTGGTATGCAAAAGTAGACCAAGCAACTGGTGAAGTTGGTGACAAGAAACGAATTGCTGACACAACGTCAGCTGAATTCATGGAACCAATTTTAAAAGATCCGAAATTTAAACAATTCATTAAACACAAATATGAAATCGCTTATGGCAGCATTATGGGAGAAACTCCCGTGGTCGAAGAAACCGAAGAAAGTTGAGTATCGGTTCCAACAAAGTGAGTCTGATGACTCAACTTTGGTAGAAATCACATCGGGTGAATACACCGGTGTGGTTTACTCTTATGGTATGGTTAAATTGAAGCCCGAATCGGTGATACCGATACTTCAGTTTAACTATAACATTTATCATTCAGGTCAACATGACAAGCAGGCCTTGCAAAATAATGATAATTTTGTTACAATCATAGGTGACATACTTACAGAAATTATTATACAAAATGAATCGACTAGAACAAACGATACTGAAGAATCTGATATACAATGAGGACTTTACCCGTAAAGTTTTGCCATTCATCAAGTCGGATTACTTTGCCGACAATACAGAGAAGGTAGTATTCAAAGAAATCTTTGAGTTTGTAAACAAATACAAAAATCTACCGACTCATGAATCTCTCATCATTAATTTCACCGAGAGTAAAAAACTAACTGAACCTGAAGTAAGACAATCAATTGAACTTCTTAAAGAATTACATTCAAGTAAAGAAGAAAAGGTTGAGAGTAAATGGTTAATTGAGCAAACTGAGAAGTTCTGCCAAGATAAAGCCATCTACAATGCCATCATGGAATCAGTATCAATCCTTGATGACAAACACGGAGATAAACCTAAGGGTGAGATTCCAAAACTACTGAGTGATGCTCTTGGTGTTTCTTTTGACCAACACATTGGCCATGATTACATGGCAGATTATGATTCTCGTTTTGATTTCTATCACAAGGTAGAATCTCGTATCAAGTTTGACCTTGATATCTTCAATAAGATTACAAAAGGCGGACTGCCGACCAAGACCTTGAACATTGCACTTGCAGGTACTGGTGTTGGTAAATCATTGTTCATGTGTCACGTTGCCGCTGGTTGCTTGAATCAAGGTCATAATGTTTTGTACATTACAATGGAAATGGCCGAAGAACGTATTGCAGAACGTATCGATGCTAATTTGCTAAATATTGATTTGAATGAACTTCACACAATCAGTAAAGAAGACTATGAACGTAAATTCAAGGTGTTACAAAACAAGGCTCATGGTAAATTGATTATCAAAGAATATCCAACTGCTAGTGCTTCATCACTACATTTCAGAGCATTGTTAAGTGAATTGCATCTGAAGAAGAACTTTGTTCCACATATTATCTTTATTGATTATTTGAACATTTGTGCATCTTCACGTATCAAGGCAGGTGGTTCTGTTAACTCTTATACTTACATCAAGTCTATCGCTGAAGAACTGCGTGGTTTGGCTGTTGAACACAATGTGCCAATTGTTTCTGCAACACAAACAACTCGTAGTGGTTTCAGCAATTCGGATCCAGGCCTTGAAGATACTTCAGAATCATTTGGTTTGCCTGCAACTGCCGACTTTATGTTTGCATTGGTGACTAATGAAGAATTGCAACAATTAAACCAAATCTTGGTGAAACAATTGAAGAATCGATACTCTGACCCTAACAACTTCAAACGATTCGTTGTTGGTGTTGATAGAGCAAAGATGCGGCTGTATGATGCAGAAGATTCAGCACAGGCAGATATTGTTGATGCAGGTCAAGTTGAAGATAAACCTTTGAATACATTTGGAAACCGTGAGAAGAAATTCAGTAAGAATTTTGGTGGACTTAAAGTATGACATTAACTAAAGAACAAGCCGTACATTGTGCAAATGTATTCTCCAACTACTTTGATAAGTTTGGTCGTATTGATGAATACATGAGAGAACAGAAACTAAATTCAATGGCCGAAAGACCATTTACTTTGCCTGGCATGGGACCAGAAGAAGATTTGTTTTCTGATTTCACTATGTCACCTGCTGATATGGAATTTGAAATCATGGAGTTACCACAAGATAGGTGGGACATTTATCTCAATATGATTTCAAGTCACTCAAACATGACCAGTATTCCTGGTCGGTGTTTAAGATTGGCAATTTGGGAAAAGAAATCACAGAAGTGGGTTGGTTTTATTCGTCTTGGTTCTCCTGTTATCAATTGTAAACCACGCAACGAAATGCTTGGCCAAGTATTCACGCAACATGAAGGTGGTGCTCAATTGTTCAATCAATGTGCCGCTATGGGTTTTGTGATTGTACCTGCACAACCATTTGGTTTCAATTATCTCGGTGGTAAATTACTTGCAGCCATTTGTACAACACATGAAGTACGTAGAATGTTGGATGAAAAGTATAAGATGACCACCTGCTTGTTTGAAACAACCAGTTTGTATGGTTCTTCAAAGGCAGTATCACAGTATGATGGTATGAAACCTCTGATTCGTTTCAAAGGTTTAACTGATAGTGATTTCTTGCCGATGTTACATGGTAAAACTTATAGTGACCTCAAAGAATACATTGAGAATATCATTGGTGAACCACTTGCACCAGAAGGTGCTTCTTCACGCAAGTTGAAGATTTCTAATGCAATGGTGTCTATGATTAAGATTGGCCTCAAAGGCACACCAGAGGCTACTAAGTTTGCACAGACGATTGAGAATGCCAAGAATCTGAATGAACAGAAACGTTACTTCATTTCAGACTATGGTTTTAAGAACATGGTTGATTTTGTAAATGGAAAGACTGACAAGTTAATTCCAGGTGAGAACTATGAGAAACATAATCTGGCCAATATTACAGAGTGGTGGCGTAAGAAGGCTATCAATCGATTTGAGACCTTGAAGACAGAAGGTCGTATTCGTACAGAACAAGAAGTCTGGACTGGTGATAAAGTGCTTGACATAATTCGGTAATTCTGGTAGGATAAATACTCCAAAAAGGAGTATTGATGACACCAGCAGATTTAAAGAAAGAAGCCGGCAAAGGTCCATATAAAGGAATTGCACGTAGTCAAATTATTAAATTGAAAATTGCTGACGGAAAAGAGTTTACTTTAAACAATGGAGCTAAAGTAAAAGGCACCAATTGGGATGAGAAAACCTATACTCTATTTGTCGGCACTCGTAAAATTTCTTTGAAAGAGGTTAAGAAAGACCCCGACTTTGGCGGTGGTGGTTCTGGTGCTGGTGCTGATGTTACTGCTATCGTTGAATGTGGTCAAGCATTAGTTTGTTCCTTGATTTATAATGTGATAAAAAAAGAAATTAAATGGGAAGATTTGACGTATGATGGCCTACAAAAGGCAATGCAATATTGCGATTTGTCTGAAACCTTTGATACAATCATAGACCGTTCACCTCCAGAGTGGGTACAATCATATGTAAAATCAGCAAACATATTGTATAGAAATTATAAAATGTCTGGAACACCTGTGTATTTTCATAGAGGTTCTAAATTTATGAACGAAGTATATTCTGGAAAAAAGATTGTATTTGATGCTGATAAAAAATCAGATAACCCACAAGCACCAGGTTCTTTTTCTGATGACAAATGGAATCCAGGAGATATTTGGATGACCACTTTAAAAACTGTGCCAAAAATTAGTACCGATTCTTGGGCTTCATTGAACAAAGACATTTATGACTTAGCTAGAGCCAAAAAATTAGTTGGTGTGTCTTTAAAAAAGGTTGGCGCTTCAGCACACATTGAAGAATATAACGCATTATCGGCTAAACAAACAAAAGAATATCGATATGCCAGTTTCAGAGTAACATCTGCTTCAGAACGTGGCCCATTACCTCCATTCTTCAATTCTATTGACTTGTACATGTCCATTGGCGATAGAGAAGTACAGTTTCGAGCTACATCTGGTGAAGCCAGCTGGCAAGGAGAAATTAAAGGAGCAACAGCTGCCGGTGGTAAAATTGGTGGTGGTAATGTCAACTTCTATTTGAAAAAATATGTTGGTAAAGGTTTATTTGATAAGAGTGAAGATGAAGTTTTAAAATTCGTTAAGACAAAAGACTTTTTTCCAGAATTTTATGCACTATATAAAAAACACTTTGATGGCAAAATATTACCATATGAAGAATTTGTTATGAATGCTAATAATAAACAAAAAGATTCAAAAGGATATCTGTTCTCTAAATATATGAACATGAAATTTATTGATATATTCCTAAGTGCAAACACGGCTACTCGTAATAAAATTGCTACCGACTTTGTGAGATATGCTGCTTCGAATACAGACCAAAGTTCCTTTTTCGTAAAAATATCCTAAAATGAAATTCACACAATTTTTAACCGAATCAAAAAAAGAAGGTGCTAACCTTCACCTAGAACACATTGAAGATGAAGTTCTGAATCGTGGTGTATCTGGTGTTAGAGATGCAATCAACTTCTTGCAATCTCTCCGTGACATGCTCGCAGGCCATTCTAATTCTAAAGTGAACCTAACTACAAAATGGGATGGTGCACCTGCTATTTTCTGTGGTATTAATCCAGACAATGGCAAATTCTTTGTTGGTACTAAAGGTGTATTCAATGCCAATCCTAAGTTAAACTACACCGATGCAGACATTGATGCAAACCATGCTTCAGAAGGATTAAACTCCAAACTTAAAGTTGCATTACGTTATTTGCCAAAATTAGGCATTAAGGGTGTATTACAAGGCGACATGATGTTTGCTAAAGGTGATATACAGAACAAAACAATTGATGGTGAAGACTACATCACATTTCAACCAAATACAATTGTCTATGCTGTGCCTGCTGATTCTAAGTTAGCACAAATGATGTTGGCTGCTCAGATGGGTGTGGTGTTTCATACTTCATATACAGGTAAAACATTCTCTGATATGAAAGCCTCATTCAACATTGATATTAAGAATCTTACAACAACCAAAGATGTTTGGTTCCGTGATGCTTACTTTGTTGATGCTTCAGGCACTGCCTCATTTACCGAAGAAGAAACAAGAACTGTCACATCTATTCTGTCTCAAGCAGGCAGAACTTTTCAAACAATCAATTCATTAAACTTGAATCGTATTTCAACAAGTGATGTTATTCTTACATACATTAAAACATTCAATAACACCAAAGTGCGTGAAGGTCTGAAGATTAAAGACACAAGAGCTCACACACTAGAGTTGATTCGTTGGGTTGAGGCTAAATTGAACAAAGACATTATTGATGCCAAGAAGGAAGAAACCAGACAGAAACGTATCAAAGAGAAAACAGAGATTATGCGTTTCTTCCGTAATGCGTCAACAGACTTGAAAAACATTTTTGATTTGATGAATCAGTTGGTTGATGTTAAGAATATGATTGTTAAGAAGTTGCAACAAATGAAACAAGTAACCAATACATTCTTACGTACTGATGATGGTTTCAAAGTTACCAATCCAGAAGGTTTTGTGGCAGTTGATAGGTTAAAAGGTAATGCTGTTAAGTTGATTGATAGACTGGAATTTGCTCATGCTAACTTTAATGCCGCTAAGAATTGGAGCAAGTAATGGATAAGAAATTTGATTTAACCGAAATCTTAGCCGAGTATGGTGAAGACGACTTTGGATTTACGGCAACTGACGAAGAAGAATACAATGCGGTTATTGCGGAAAAAGATGAAACAGTTGAAGAATACAAAGCAAGATTAGAAGCAGTTGAAAAGTTGATTCTGCCTTTCTTAACTAGGTTGTTAAAGACTGCTGACCAACCGATTATTAAGTGGCCTAACCGCAAGCCGGCATTAGAGGCACAAATTCAAAAGATATTAAACCTAACACGAGGTTGAAATGAAATTTACCGAATTCGATGAACTAATGGAAGCAGCCTATGCAGGCAATATCGGTATCATGGAACTGATTAAGTTTAAAAGTAATGCTAGTCCAGAACAGAAAAAACAGTTTGATGACCATGTGAAGAACAAGCGCCACAAAGACGCATGGAAGATGGTCCAAGACGTTACAGGAGTCAAACTACATAAGAGTGTGCATGAAGAAATTAAACCTGATATCCTGCCTAAATCTGGCGCAGGTGCATGGGGAACAGATACTCTGGCAAACAACTATAAAAAAGGCACGCCAGGCCAAAACATTACCTCATTTAAAGACTACAAGACAACTAAGTAAACCAACTGGAGTATATTATGAAAGATTTGATAATCGGTGCAAGTACCAACTATGATTGGGACAAATTAAAATATTGGATTAATTCCATTAATAAATCGGGATTTGAAGGTGATAAAGTCCTGATTCTAATGAACTGTGATGCCGCCACAGTTAAAAAAGTTAACGCAGCAGGTTTTAAAGTTATTGGATTCAATCAAGATTCCGATGGTAACTTGACCTACAAATCAGAAATGCCAATCCACGTTGAGCGATTTGGCCATATCTACGAATATCTCCGCAAAAATGAATATCGTTACGTCATTACGACAGACGTAAAGGATGTTATTTTCCAATCCAACCCTATTGACTTCTTAGAAGCAAATTGCCTTAGACATAATCTGGTGTTTTCTTCTGAGAGCATGTTATACAAAGACGAACCTTGGGGCAACCAAAACCTGTTGGAGACTTTTGGCCCTTATGTACACGGAATTTACAAAGAAAATGAAATCTATAATGTTGGTGTTCTTGCTGGTACTGGCTCTGCGGTGCGTGATTTGGCAATTAACATCTTCACCATGGCAGCAAACTGTCCGATACCAATTTGCGACCAATCAACATTTAACTTCATGGTCTCTATGAGTCCTTATAAAGAAACTTCTCTTTATACTCAATCAGAAACAGGTTGGGCTTGCCAGTTGGGCACAACAGCAGACCCTAGTAAGATTAATCAATTTAAACCACATCTGTTAGAACCATCTCCTTCTATGTACCGAGGTATTGTGACCACATCAAAAGGAATTCCATACCATATTGTTCATCAATATGATAGAGTGCCTGAAATGCGCCGGATGATTGAGGAGAAATACGGTGAGTAACGCATTAGTAATGGCAGGTCATGTAAGAACCTTTAAAAGTATCGCAGAAGAACTAACACATTTTATTCGCTTCAATGAATTGGATGTGTATCTGTATATTTGGGATGAAGGCAACCAAGATGAAATTGATTTTGTTGTTAAGACTTTGAAGCCAATTAAATGGAAGGCAGAGAAGAATGAAATTTATCTGCCAGAATTCCTTGAGGCTGAACAAAGAATCGTAACAAAAAATCCAAAAGAACTTATTACACCAGATAAAAACTTTGCAACACTATCGATGCACTTTGCACGTAGAAAAGCATTTGAGTTGATTGAAAAAGAATATGATAATGTTGTATTCTCCAGATTTGATACACATATGAATGCCTTCAGAATCAAAGCAATTGTTTCTGAATTTCCTGATGCAGTTGTTACACCAACCAATGAGCAGTATGGTATGGTGTCTGATATCTTTGCTATTGTTCCATGGAAATATGCAGACAACTACTTCTTCTACCCACGAGCAGAAGATATCTTGTCACGTAGATTCAATAAGAAAATGAAAGAATGGTTATCAGTTAAATTCTATTGGGAAAATGCTCAAAGAGATATCCGTTTACATGATGAGAATAGATATTGCCCACACATGTTGTGTATGAGAAACTTTTTTGAAACAAACACACCATATACTGTTGTTGATTTGCCTGTATTTTTAAGAAGATGATATGAAAATTGCTTTATGTTTATCTGGCCAAGCCAGAAGTTTCAAACAAGGTTATGAATACTATAAAAGAAACCTATTAGACAAACACGATGTGGATATATTCATTCACACATGGGAAGCTGAAGGCCTTGAAGAACTCCGTCAGTTGTATAAACCTGTAAAGATGGTGGTTGAGAAACCATTGGTTGGTGATTTTGATAAGAAGTACACAAACACACCAAATGCACAGGCACACCCATCACGCTTCACGGTGGCTATGTTGTATTCTATTTTCCAAACTATGTTGTATAAGACAGAACAGGAAATGGATAAAAAGTTTCTGTATGATTGGGTTATCAAGTCACGTACAGATTATGCCTTGAATGTGGAGATTCCATTTGCAGATTTGGATCCAACTAAGTTGTATATTCCAAATTGCAGAATGGTGCCTGAACGTGATTTTGGTAATGACCAATTTGCATTTGGTAATTCAAATGTGATGAATCGTAGAATGTCAATTTACTTGAATATGGAACACTACTATGACCAAGGTGTTCAGATGATTGGTGAAGATATGATGAGAGCTCATCTACACCACCACAGTCTTATTGGTGAGAATCTAGTTTATGTGAACATGAACAACCCATTTCCACCTGGCCAATTTAACGGCACTTGGCATAGTTTAATTAGGGATGATGCTGCCGAATGGAAGAAAAAGTAATTAAAGAACTTAAAGGACATTCTGGTAGTAAAATCTATCTAATGTCTGATAAGTATAAAAAATTCATTAGAAAAGTTGGTAACACAGAAAGAAACTACGAGAGGTTAATTTCTCTCGCTGGTTATTATCCTGTACCTAACATCTTTGAATACAAAGACCCCGTGTTGGATATGGAATATATTCATGGCCTAGACATGAAGAACTATTTGTTATCTGGTTCAACACAGAATTTAACCAATTTTCTATTAGATATATTAAGTAGTTTTGCGGATAGTGTGGTTGACAAAGACTACACAGAAGTGTATAATAAGAAGTTGGAATGGGTTGATAAAGAAGATTTGCCTTTTACCAAAGATGAATTGATTGCTAAGTTGCCTAAAATTCTACCACAGTCACAGTATCATGGTGATTTGACTTTGGAGAATATACTGCATACAAGCAACGAATTCTATATGATTGACGCAGTTACTATTGAATATGATTCATACATATTTGATATTGCTAAACTCAGACAGGATTTAGAATGCAAATGGTTTCTACGTGATACAAACCTGATGTTAGATGTTAAGTTGTCAAGCATTCAGAAAAGAATTCTAAAAGAGTTTCCATTAGCCAACAATGATTATATTCTAATATTGATGTTGTTGCGAGTATACCTACACACAAAACCAGGCGACATGGAAAGACAATTTATAGTGAAAGAGATTAATAGATTATGGAAGTAATTGTACCGGCCGCAGGCCTATCAACTAGGTTTCCAAATATGAAACCAAAATATCTTCTGTTAGATAAAAATGACAGAATGATGTTAGCTAAATCCATCAACCCATATTTGTCTGAGGGTCACAATGTTACTGTTGGTATTCTTCAGGCACACATTGACAAATACGATTCTTACAACCTTTTAAAGGCTCAGTTTGGTGATAAGATTAACATTATTGTTATTCCAAAAGTAACAAGTGGTCCTGCTGATACTGTTTATCAGATTATTAAGGCTGCAAATATACCTGAAGACTCTGAGTTTTTGATTAAAGACTGTGATAGTTACTTCACACATACCAATACACCTGGCAACTATGTCTGTATTAGTAGAATTGCAAACCATTTCATGTTAAGTAATTTGGCTGCCAAGAGTTTCGTGGTTTCAAATGAACAAGGCATTATTACTGATATCATTGAGAAGAAAGTGGTATCTGATAAGTTTTGTGTTGGTGGTTATAAGTTTGAATCCATCAAACTCTATGTTGATACATATGAGAAATTAAATAGTAATGTACATAATGAAATTTTTGTTTCACACATCATACAAGAATGCCTAATGAACGATTGTATCTTCTTTGAGAAGGATGTACAAGGTTATAATGATGTTGGAACAATAGAAGATTGGCGAAAATATAATGAGTCTCTTACCTGATAAAAACCTAATCATTGTCACATCGGCATTGGCACCAAACATAGGTGTTATTCCAAATGAAGACAGATATAAACAAACGATTGATTCGTTGGTGTCTCTACGTAAACACTTTCCAAATGATATCATTTTATTTACTGATGGTTCACCAAATGAAGTTGACCAAAAATGGTTAGAAAACATTTCAAACCATGCCGACATTATGGCAGTGTGGCACCAAGACAAAGATGTGAACCACTATGCAAGCGGTGGTATGAAAAGTCAGGCTGAACTTGTGTTGTTAATGAAAACAATTAATGTGTTGTACAACAATCCAGACTTGATGAGTATGATGCATAGTGTTAAACGTATCTTTAAATACTCGGCACGTACAGTATTGCTTGATGAGTTTGATTTAAAAGAGTATGATGGTCTATTTGGAAAGTATGTGTTTAAGAAGGCCATTCCATCTTGGATGCCTGATGAAGCTAAGTTGATGTTAACAGACCACTTGTACATCACTAGGATGTATTCATTGTGCCCATCATTGGTGAAGGATTACATGGCAACTTTGATGGCTTGTTTAGAAAATACTAATCAAGGAATGGATACAGAACACGCACACCACATGAACATAGATAAACGATACGTGATTGAATTTGATAAACTGCATTGTTCTGGCATAATGGCCAGTACAGGCGCAACTGAGGTATATTAATATGGATTTAAAAGAATACTGGCTAAACAACAACGGCAAAAAGATTACAAAGTGGACTCATTACTTTTGGGTATATGACCGACACTTTGCGGCACTACGAGATAAACCAATTAAGATGTTGGAGATTGGTGTATTGAATGGTGGTTCATTGGAAATGTGGAAGAAATACTTCCATCCTGATAGTACAATCGTAGGTATTGATATTACACCTAGTTGTAAAGACTTTGAAGATGCTGAGAATAATGTTCATGTCCGCATCGGTGACCAATCTGATCCAGAATTCTTACAAAGCCTTGTAGATGAATTTGGTGAGTTTGATTTGGTTTTGGATGATGGCAGTCACCATGTTGACCATGTGAACAAAACATTCCAGTCCTTGTATCCAAAGATTGCTAAAGATGGTGTTTACTTCATTGAAGATACACATGCGGCATATTGGAATTCTCATGGAGGTTCTATTGACCATCCAGATTCAATCAACAATGTGGCCAAGACCATGATTGATAAGTTGAATGCAGACCACACCAAAGGTCAAATTGCACCAGATTTCTTCACACATGAAACAAAGTGCATGTCGTGTTATGATAGTATTGTGGTGTTTGAGCGTGGTAATGTGGGTGCTAAAATTCCACAAGAGTATGGTGGACCAAAATCTGATGAGGTTTTGATTATCAGAACTCACTAAATACTAAATAAGACATTAACAACTGCTGCAGAGGCGGGACATGAAATTTAGAGAATTTATTACTGAGAATAAAGAGAAACATGCGGTCATGGCGTTTGGCCGTATGAATCCACCTACAACCGGACATGAAGTCTTGGTCAATAAGGTTAAATCGGTTGCAAAACAAGTTGGTGGTTCCCATCACATCATTCTGTCTCATTCACAAGATGCCGCTAAGAATCCTCTTACTGCGGCACAAAAAGTAAAACATGCCAAAAGGTTCTTTCCAGATACAAACATATCTGTTGCAACCAAAGAAGAACCAAACTTCCTAACACAAGCAGCCAAGTTACACAAACAAGGTGTAACACATCTACACATGGTCGCAGGCGCTGACCGTACCGCAGAGTACCACAAACTGTTGCACAAATACAACGGGACACATGAAGGTGCTCTTTTCAACTTCAAAAAGATAACTGTACATAACGCAGGTGAACGTGACCCTGATGCTGAAGGTACAGAAGGCATGTCCGCTTCAAAGATGCGTAAACATGCAGGCTCTGGTAATTTTGATGACTTTAAACAAGGCATTCCAAAACATGTGCCAGAACACCATGCGAAAGAATTATTCCGTGATGTTCGTAAAGGCATGAGCATTAAAGAGTCTATTGACCTTAACGAAGAATTTGAAATTCTTTTGGAAGGCGTACACGACCAATCCATCTTCAAAGCTATCTTCTTAGCAGGTGGTCCTGGTTCTGGTAAAGATTATGTGTTAGACAATACACTTGATGGTCAAGGTTTAACAGAAATTAATTCAGACAAGGCACTTGAGTTCTTAATGGACAAAGAAGGTCTTGATAAGATGATGCCTGTTGGCGAAACAGAGAAACGTGACTTTGTTCGTGGTCGTGCAAAGAACATTACAGAGTTGCGTCAACAACTTGCACTATTAGGTCGCAATGGTTTGATTATCAATGGTACAGGTGATGATGTAGCTAAAACAAAACGCATCAAAGACCAATTAGAAAAACTTGGTTACGATACTGCCATGTTGTTGGTGAATACAAGAGATGATATCTCCGCTCAAAGAAATATTGAACGTGGCCAACGTGGTGGTCGTGCGGTACCAGAACCAATTCGTAAAGAAAAGTGGGATAGTGTACAGTTAGCACGTACTGAATATGCTCAAATGTTTGGTGATAAGTATAAAGAATTTGATAACTCTGAAGACTTGAGGCAAGCTGATCCTGAAACAGTTAAGGCAAAGAAGTCTGAGCTGTTACAATTATATACAGGTTTTAAAGAATTCGTTTCTACACCACCACAGTCAGAAGAATCTAAATTTTGGGTTGCTAATGAGTTGGATAAGAAAGACACTTTACCAGTTCAAACTGATGGTGCTGAACAACTGCCTGCGTCTGATGATGCAACTGGTGAAGAAGCTAGAAAACTCGGTCTACAATACTATGGTTTTGGTAGATATGGCAGAAATGGTAAAGTTACACATCGTTCTGTACATGGTCAATTGGTTTTGGTCAATAAAGAAGAACCAAAACAACCAAAGATTCCTGTGAGTAGTTCATCACAGAAACCTGTTAAACCGGTTGTTAAAGAATCATCTGATTTGATATATGAAGATGGTTTGTTACGAGACAAGGCCGGTAAATTGCGTGTCTTCATGCTTAGAAATACTGCAGCAAAAGAAGCACACACTAAAAATGGAACCATTATTAAACACAATAATGGTTATGTTGTTAAACTTAATGGAGAAAATAAAAATGCTAAATTATCTGAAGAAATTATTTCAAACCAAACCAAAAGAACAAGCTCCTTTGGTGAGTCCAGTTCTGGAAGAAATCGTAGTACCGGTGCCAGTGATAGAACCAACACCGGAACCAGTGCCAGTTCCAGTACAGGAAGTTGTTGTGGAACCAGCACCTGCACCTGTGACACCAAGCCAACCACCGAAGAAACAACCCGTAGCAAAATCACACTTGCAGAAATCCGCACCCGCCAAAAAGAAAAAGTAATTGAGTCTATCAATAATGGTGAATCTGGTCTTTCGATGGCTGCATCTGGTGAGAACCTTGGCCGTGATACAACAAGAATTAAGACACTAAAGAAACCATTAGAAGAACTGACTGGCGATGAAACAACCATGAGTATCGGTGACCAAAAAGAAGGCGAACTGAAACGAATTGGTATTAATCTTAAAACATTTAAATCTAAAAAGGTTATAGGATGAAATCATTTAAAGCATTCATAACAGAAACGCCTGCTTGGACACGTAAAGAGGGCAAGAACCCTGAAGGTGGTTTAAACCGCAAGGGTATTGAATCTTATCGCCGTGAAAATCCAGGTTCTAAACTATCGATGGCAGTTACAACTAAGCCATCAAAATTGAAGCCTGGTTCTAAGGCCGCAAATCGTAGAAAATCATTCTGTGCTCGTATGGGCGGCATGGAAGGCCCAATGAAAAAACCTAATGGTGAACCAACTCGCAAAGCCCTTGCACTCAAAAAATGGAATTGCTAAATGTCAACTAACACAACATTCAAAATCTTTACCGACAAAATGGGCGGTACAAGAGCCAACACATATATTGGTACAACTGGTGAAGTATTTTATGATGTAGACGGCACATCAGCAATGAGGCTATCTAATGGCGTAACACCTGGTGGTATACCATTTGGCGTTTCTTCTGTTAGTGCATCATATGCTCCTGAATTTAAAACTGTTTCTGGTAATACGTTACCTGGTACCGTAACAACTGGCGCTTATGTTAAACAAGGTGCAATTGTTCATTTTAGAGTCAATGTTAATTTTGCAAATACATCAGATTTTGGAAGTGCTAGTCAATATAAACTAACATTGCCTTTTCCTGCGGCAGCAACAGTAACAATTCGTGGTGGATCATTGCACAGTAAACCTGCTAATCCAGCAAACAATGCAATATATCACATTGCTGGAATTACTGACATTGAAGAACCTGCTTCTTCAAATACGGAGATGTTACTTTATTATTCTGGTAGTACAACAGACTTAGCATGGAAATCAACTACGCCAGTTAATGCAACATCAAATGTTAGCCATTTTGATATTAGTGGTGCTTATGAAACGTCATCACTAACCGTATAATTTAATAAAAACAAAAACAGGAGAAACTCATGTATTCAGATAACAAACAAATTCGTGATGTAGCAGATGTTGCTGCACGAATCATGGCTGGTTTACCACCACTTGAAGAAAAATTGCATCCAAATCAACAAAAGATTGATGTGGTTGACGATGAAAAGATTGATGGTAAAGATTTTGCCAAACTTCGTAAGATGAAGAAGGAAGAAATCGAGATTGAAGAAGAAAGTCATCAATCTAAGACTACAATGAAACACATTCCAAATCCAACACCTGCACAAAAACAAGCAGCTAAAGATATTAAACCCGGCGTTGGCGGTTATCGTGACCGTATTGATATGCTTAAAAGTGCCGGCGTTAAAGAGGAAGTTGAAGCAATCGATGAAGTTAAGATGGCTGATTTGCCATCAACTAAAGTTCAAGGTCGTGCATATGGTTCATCTAAACCAGAAGCAAGTGCATTTGATGTACTAAAAGGACCAAAAGATAAAGAATTGAAATCTATTGAGTCTGAGAAGAAGAAAAAGAAAATGTCTGAAATGGTTGCCACATATAAAGATGGCGGCATGAAGGCATTCTTTGAGTCTATTGAGAAAGAGGAAATGATTTCTGAAGAACCTGATTCTGCTCAATTTGCAAAAGAATTGGAAGACCAAAAGAAACGTGCAGCTGGTACTAAACCACAAGCTGAAGTTGCTAAACCATCCGTTCAAGCAGTTCAACAAGAAAGAATTGAAATTACCGATGAAATGATTTTTGAAGTTCTTGAAAATGCTGGTATTGATTTTGAATCATTGAGTGATGATGAATTGCAAATAGCTGCAAATGAGGCATATGAAGTTCTTCATGAAATTTCAACAAAGACTTTAGCTAAAGCCGCTAGTGCTGCTTCTGACCCTGATGCAGACTATCATTATGGTAAGTCACACGACCCGCAAAAGTTTGCAGACCATGCTAAAAAGACTAAAGATGCAAAATCAGCAGCTGCTGTTCAAGGTGCCGCTGATGCGAAAGGCCACTATACAAGACCAGGGCATAGTCTTGGGTCCTATGATAAACTTGCACACAGAACTCCTGCTCGTGTGACTGGTGTTGGAAAAGCAAATAAACAAGATGTTAACAAATTAAAAAAGAGTATAAGTCTAAATGCTGAAGCAACTGAACAAGACATTTACGTTATCGATGCAGATTTGGCTAATGGTGTAGATGCTGTTAACATTGAAGAACGTACATTGACTGCCGGTGAGACAAAGAAGAAAGAAGAAATTGTTAAATCTATGAAAAAAGGTTTGGCAGGTTTCAAAGAGCGTTATGGTGACCGTGCTAAGAATGTCATGTATGCAACCGCCACTAAAAATGCCATGAAAGAAGAAAAAGAAGACCATCATCAAAAAGGTTACGACCATGTGCGTGAGCCTATTTCTGATGAACCATATCTCGATAATGCTCGTGTAAGATTTAACGAATTAAAAAAACAAAATCCTCATAAAAAAGGATCTCAAGAGCACAAAGATTGGCATTCTGGAGCATCAGCTGCATATGAAGAACATAAAGACATATTAAGAGGCAAATAAATGAAAACGTGGTCTGAGTTTCTTACTTTACGTGAAAGGTGTTGGCCTGGTTACAAATCTGTGCCAGGTAAAAAAGCATATTCACCTGGTTCTTGCGTAAAAGAATCTCCTACTATTGAAGAAGATTTGCGTAAATGGTTTAGTAAAACGGATCCAAAAGGTGGTTGGAAAAGGATCAATAGTAAGGGTGAAGCAATTGGCCCTTGTGCAAGAGAACCTGGTGAACCTAAGCCTAAGTGTATGTCTAACGAAAAGAGAGCTTCTTTAAGTAAAAAAGAAAGAGCATCTGCCGTTGCGTCTAAAAGAAAACATGACCCTAATCCTGAAAGAAAGGGTCCACCAATAAATGTGTCTAACTTTGGAAAAGGAAAGATAAGCGAAGATATGGAAAACTTAAACGAAAAAAATGTACCAACAAGTCCAGAAAAATGGGCTCAGGCAAAAGCACAGGCTAAATCTAAGTTTGATGTTTACCCTTCTGCTTATGCCAATGGTTGGGCTGCAAAGAAATATAAAGCAATGGGTGGCGGTTGGAAATCAGTCAATGAAGTTAAAGAAGTTGGAGATGATCCAACTGGTGATATCCCACCTGATAATCTTGTAAGAAAAGGCACTAAGGTTGTTGCTAAGCAGACGCAATTTGAAGAAACAGAGATGCTTGATGAACTATCTAACAATTTGTTATCTCGTTACAAATCTGCTGCTACTAAACAATCTTCAAGTCTTGGTAAAGAAATGCAATCTGATTCCAGTAAGACCAAAAAGAATACAGAACTACAGAACAAGAGGTTTTCAGGTACTATGAAAGCAACCACTAAACAATTTGCTAACGATATGAAAAACGAAGCTAAGGATCCTGGTGAATATGACCAAGAAGGTGACATGGCCATGACACAATTGCGTAGTATTATTTACCACGCACAAGAGTTGCATGACCAATTAGATAAGGATGACAATCTTCCAGAGTGGGTTCAGTCTAAGATTACTTTAGCGCAAGATTATATGCAAACTGCCCATGATTACATGTACTCACAGAAGAATGTAACAGAAGAAGTTGAATTGACTGAAGGTCGTCCATCACAACGCCATCCATTGGAAGGCCATGAGTATCACAAAAAATCTGATGAGGCTTTGGTTCACATTGCTAAAGATGCACATGCAGCCGCTGAAGCAATGAAGTCACACAATCCAACTGCTGAGAACAAGTATCGTGACCAAGCCAATGATTCTGCAACAGTAAGACACTATCGTAAGACACATGGTATGGCTGATTGGTACAAAAAGAAGTATGGTCACATAAATGAAAGTGATGCATACGATAAAGATGTTAAACCTTCTGATAAACCACATGATAAAGAAGCCGCTGCAAAGCGTGCTAAAATTGCCGCAGTAATGGCAAGAAAGAAAATGGCTAAAGAAGAAGTTGAACAATTGGATGAGTTGTCACCTAGTACCTTACAGAGTTACAAAGTTGCTGGCCACAAGAAGTATGATAGTATTAGAAATAATACTGATGCTGATTCGATGGCTAAGAAATCTAAATTGGAAAAAGGTATTAAAACTGCTCATGCCAAGCAATTTCCATCTAAACCTGCAGCACCTGCACCAAAGAAAGACCCTAATAGTCGTGGTTACGAACAAGGTCGTTATATGGGCGACAGCGTTGAACATGATGAATCATTAATAGAGGGTGAAAGTTGGAAGGTAGATACAGGTTGGAAAAAATCTAAGTCGGATGAAGTTACAGATAAGTCTGGTGCAAAACATACAGCAATGTCTAGAGCAAAACATTTGGCCAAAATGGCTGCAAAGAAAAATGCCAATCCAACTAAGTCAATGCGTGAAGATGCAGAACCTGTTGAGAAAGAACCTGAAGAAGCACCAAAGAAAAGTCGTAAGGCTCAAATTGTTAAAGATGCTAAGAAATCTAAAACCGCATCAGCTGATAAGTTTCAATCGGAACCAGAATTAGGTTCCACTATCACTAAAAATTATTGAGTGGTTGACAGGTATAAATAAACAATCAAATCAGACAAATAGGAGAACAATATGTCTTTATGGGGAAATTTAGATGCCGCTAACAATGCGCCAAAGTTTGCTGGCACTGGCGGTATCGGCTTAACAGCCAACACACAACAATTATTTTCAAACACAACATTTGCTACAACAAGCACTTCTTTAGGTATAGCAGGCCAAGCAACTGGTGTCTTTGGCATTAGTGTTACAGAAACAGCCAACACAGGCGGCGGCAGAGCCAACACAGCTGGCGCTCATGCTGGTTGGGTAATGCGTAAAGAAGGCACTGGCGGTCGTGCTGGTCGTATTCAAACAGAAACATTGGTTGCTATGGGCTCAATGACTGGTGACTTTGCAACTGCAAACACCACTTATCCAGGTATCTAATGCGATTCTCTGAATATATCCGTGAGATGGAAATTGGTGCGGTCTCAGGGCCTGCACCAACACCAGCACTCATGGATACAAATTTAGATAGTCTGAATAAGCGTTTGGATTATGATACTGATGAAAAGTTTTTATCTCCTGAGTCTGGTATACAAAGGATTCGTAGAGTGTTGCACTTGTATGGTTATGACATGCCAGCACTTTACGATGCCGATCCAGAAGGAGATGAGGTGGTACTCGACCTAGATACGGATTTAGGCGTGTACATTTTATATACTCTCACCGATGATAATGATTATGAGTTTTATGCTGAGATTGGCCATGAAAGTCGTATGCAAGAGCTTTTATCGGATGAGGGAGAACCAGAAGAAGAATAAATGTCCTTTGATGATTTGACAAATGAAAATATAATGATGTATGCAATGAAAGCTTATGATAGGCCTAATTGTATAATGAGTGAGTTTAAAGACGATTTAAAACGATTTAATTACCTAAAGAGATTATTCCTTAGGTACCGTAAATATGATGAAATGAGAGAACAACTGGTAATAAACCATCTAGTCGTTCTCTATAACGTTTTTGGACCAGAAGTTGCAACAAGAATGTTGTTTTTCAAAATGTCAAAAGAAGACTATTCGGCACTTAAAACATACTTGATATTTTTAAGTATTATGCCAGATAGAGTGAAAGGTATTAAAGGACATGATATCATATCTTCGGAGATTCCTGTAGACCAAAAAGTTGTGGATGTATTAAGGGATATCAAATGAAACCGGTTAAAGAAGATGTTGGTGCCGGTGTACCAACAAATAATGTAAGTGGCGGCCAAGTAGCCGCTCTTGGCGTTGGCCCACAAGGTGAACCTGGCGTTAAGAAGAAAAAGAAGGGTGTTCCTTCTTTCACAACATTCATTAAGAGAAAAGCGAATGTGGCTTCTTAATTGGTTACCAAATTGGATATTCTATGCGATGGGGTTAATCGGTGTATTAACCTTGGTGGTTACATATTTCATTAAGTTCTTACCAATTCCATTCGTTTACATGTACAAAACTCCATTGCAGTTGTTATCGATTGCAATGATTGTTATTGGCACATTCATGGCTGGTGCAATATATGATAATGAAGCATGGCTTGCCCGTGTCAAAGAATTAGAAGCTCAGGTAGCTGAATCTGAAAAGAAATCTGTCGAGAAAAATGTAGAGATAGTAGAGAAGATTGTACATAAAGAAAAAGTCATCAAAGAAAAAGGTGACGATATCATTAAGTATATTGACCGAGAAATAGTTAAAAAAGAAGAAGTTATTAAGTACATTGAAAACTGTCCAGTACCAAAGGACATTATTGATGCACATAACGCAGCAGCTGCAATGGGTAAAAAATGAAAGCTGTTATATTAACTATTACTTTTTTGTTGTCTGGTTGCACTATGTTTGTTCCTGTCAAAAGGAATTTCCCCGAAGCACCTGTTACTTTAATGGTTAAATGTCCTCAGTTAGAAACTGTACAAGGTGATAAAGTTGCTATAACGGATATGTTGAAGACTATTGTTAACAACTACCGTTTATATTACGAATGCTCTAATCGTGTTGAAGGTTGGGGTGATTGGTACGTAGAACAAAAGAAAATATTCGATAGTGTTAAATAAAGGATAAGATATGAAACTAATAATTATTCCATTGAGCCTTCTATTGTTAGTTGGCTGCGCTAGTAAAGATTATGCAGTATATGTTGATGCTCAAAAGTCTATGTCTAAAGACCTAACAATCAGCGAGACCGCAAGACTTGCCGCTTTGACAGATATGGCAAAGAATTCCGATCCAGCAGTTCGTGCTACTGGTATCATGTTACTGCAACAACTACAACAAGGTAGTAAAACTGTCACAGTTGAACCACCTAAGAAGAATTGGTTAGGCCTTTAAGGATACAAAATGGAATTAACAGTACAACAATTAAAACAACTATTACCAAAGAATCCATATGTGGATCATTGGCACCATGCATTAGAACAGTTATTGCCTGACTATGAAATCAATACACCAGAACGTATTGCAGCCTTCATTGCTCAATGTGCTCATGAATCTGGTGGTTTCACGGCACTCAAAGAGAATTTGAATTACAAAGCCGCATCTTTACGTAAACTATTTCCAAAGTATTTCCCTGATGATGCAACAGCAAGCCACTATGCATCACTACCAAACAAACAAGAAGCAATTGCGAACCGCATCTATGCCAGTCGCATGGGTAATGGTGATGAGGCCTCTGGTGATGGTTATCGGTTCTGTGGTCGTGGTCTGATTCAATTGACCGGCCGTGATAACTATACATTTTTTGCAGGCAGCTTAGAAATTTCTGTAGAAGAAGCAACTGAGTATTTGGCCACATTTGAAGGTGCCGCTCAATCAGCATGCTGGTTCTGGGAAACAAACAAACTTAATCAATGGGCAGACAAAGGTGATATTGTTACATTGACTAAGAGAATCAATGGCGGTACTATTGGACTTGAAGACCGTATCAAACATTATGAACACGCATTACATGTCTTAGGAGTTTAAGATGGCCAAAGAAGTTAAAGAAGTAAAGAAAAAAGACGAAGATTGGATGACCAAAAAGTGGCGTCCAATGATGGCGATGATGTACATGGTATGCTGTCTTTTCGACTTTGCTTTATTTCCAATCATGTTCACAGTTGTTCAGTTCTGGGAAGTTCAGGCTGCTAATGATGCATTCAGACAATGGGTTCCAATTACATTGCAAGGCGGTGGATTGTTTCACGTTGCAATGGGTGCCGTATTAGGTGTTTCAGCATATGGTCGTACACAAGAAAAGGTTGCAGGTGCAGCAAATGTTTCAACCGGTTTACCAACAGGCGGAGTTTCAACACCTACACTATCTTCAGCAGTACCAATGCAAACCAGTTTTAACGCACCAATGCAGTCAAATGCTTACGCACCATCATTTGGCACACCAACAGGTTTCAACGGAACTTCACAACAAGATTTCAATCAACAACCAATCTCAGTAACAGTAGGCTTTGGCGGTAAAATGGCGCCACCAGCTGCACCTCAACCATTACTCTAAGGAACTATTATGAAAAAAATTATATTTGTAGCAGGTTTATGTTTGGCATTATCAGGTCAGGCAATGGCTGAAGGTGAGACAAAGAAAGTTTGCGTTGACGTTAAAGACAAAGCAGGTAAGGTTGTCAATGACGCCAAAACAGGTAAACCAAAACAGTCTTGCAAAGAAATGAAAGTCCATAAGAAGTTGGAAGGTACTAAAGTGCCTGAGAAGAAGTAATGTCTGACCAAGAGCTTGTTGACTTAAAGGTAGATGCTGGTGTTTTAAAGACCCAAGTATCGACAATAATCATCCTTTGTGATAAGATGGACAAAGTTATTGAAAAGTTAGCTAACGCTCAAGAAAAGATTGTCGAACAAATTTATACCGATATGAGAAAACGAGAAGATGAAAAGGACGCTGATGTGAAAGAATTACATTCACGAATTACCACAATCAGCCGTGAGTTATCTGATAAGGTAGAATTAACTGAGCGTAGGATTATGGATGAAATCAAATGCCTACGCAACGACATTGCCGAACACAACAAGAAAGAAGATTCTGAACTGAAGAAGATTCTCGAATGGAAATGGATGGCTGCAGGTGGTATAGTGGCACTTGCGTGGTTGTTCTCACATGTTAACCTAGATATGCTCGGCAAATTAGTTAATTAAACTTGACAAACACCTTCGAGTGTGTTATATTATGAGTCTATGTCAATATCTACAGATTCAAAATATATCAAACTGGTGTCTTCCCGCTTGCGTAACTTCAAGCAGAAAGATGCCTATCTATGGAACTTCTCTTGCCCTATTTGTGGTGACAGCCAAAAGAACAAATTAAAGGCAAGAGGGTATGTGTTCAAAAAAGGCAATGATTTATTCTATCGTTGCCACAACTGTGGTTCTGGAGTAAATCTTGCCAACCTTCTCAAGCATGTCGATTCAGCCTTGCACAAAGAGTACGTTCTTGAAAGATACAAATCAGGAGAATCGGGAGCGACACGCCTTCTACCAGAAGCGATTTCAGTCCCATCTCCAAGATTTGGAAAAGTCGAGAGAGTTCGTACCTACGAAAAGGCAGAATATTGTGACCGCCTTCAAAGTGGACATTTTTGTTTAGAGTATCTCCAACGCAGGCAGATACCTGAGAAGTATTACAAATCGTTACTATTTACTAATAAGTACAGACAATTTGTAATTGAGGCATTTCCTACGAATGATAAAGATATTGTAGATGATGCTCGTCTGGTCATTCCCTTCTATGACCAATACAATGAACTGATTGCTCTATCTGGTCGTGCATTAGAAAATTCTAGTGACAAACTACGATATGTGACAGTTAGAACCAATGATAGTACAGACAAACTTATCTATGGTTTGGATAGAGTCGACCTAACCAAACCAGTTAAGATTGTAGAAGGTCCTATCGATTCCCTTTTCCTTAATAACTGTGTTGCCTCTGGTGATTCAAGTCTAGCTATTGCTGCTAAATTTGTTGATGCAGAACAAAAAATATTATTATTTGATAATGAACCTCGAAATAAAGAGATTGTGAAGTTAATGCAAGATGCAATCAAATTAGGTCACAATGTTGTCATTTGGCCTAATACTATGAATGGCAAGGATATTAATGAGATGGTGATGAATGGCATTTCGGTGGATGAAATAGAAAGTATTATAAGTAGTAACACCTTCACAGGTCTTGAGGCGCAAGCCAAATTTACATTTTGGAAGAAAATATGAAGATAGAATTGATTAGTTATTCTCAACGTCCAGCTGGAGTTGACCACGATGATACGTTAACAGATTTGGTAGCATACTGTGCAAGGGTCTCAAACCCAAGTAATCAGAACAATAAAGATACCGCTGAGAAGTTGATTCGCTATTTGGTCAATAACCAACATTGGTCGCCACTTGAGATGGTGAGTATGTGTTTAGAAATCGAAACTACACGGGATATTGCAAGGCAAATGCTGAGACACAGGTCATTTTCATTCCAAGAATATAGTCAACGATATGCTGACCCTACAAAGGACTTGGAATTTGTAACAAGAGATGCTCGCAAACAAGATAATAAAAATAGACAAAACAGCATAGACTTAGACATTCAAAATAACGATTCGGATAGGTTCCTACAATATCAATGGGAACGTATGCAAGAAAATGTTATTAAACAATCTCAAAATGCTTACGAATGGGCAATAGTAAAAGGTATTGCCAAAGAGCAGGCTCGTGCAGTATTACCAGAAGGCCTGACTGTTTCACGTTTGTATATGAACGGAACTTTGCGTTCTTGGATTCACTATATACAACTCCGTTCCGCTAACGGCACACAAAAAGAACACATGGACATAGCACTCAAATGTGCAGAAGTAATTGCCAAAGTATTTCCGATGGCAAATGAGTATATCACAAAATAATAATAATTGGAGTAATAATGAATATCATTCATGGTATTAAGGTAGACTATTCTCGGGACAATTTGTTCGATGAATTGGGTCATAAAAGATTAAAAGAAAGCTACATGAAGGAGGATGAGGTATCACCACAAGAAAGGTTTGCTTATGTTTCAAAATCGTTTGGGTCTAACGAAGCACATGCACAACGTTTGTATGAGTATTCTAGTAAGCATTGGCTTTCCTATTCTACACCTGTGCTCAGTTTTGGGCGTTCTAAGCGTGGCTTGCCTATATCATGTTTCTTACCTTATCTACACGATAGTGCAGAAGGCCTTGTCGATTGTTTGGCGGAAGTAAATTGGCTCAGTATGCTGGGCGGAGGAGTTGGAATTGGAATTGGAATCAGGTCTACAGATGATAAAAGCGTTGGCGTTATGCCTCATCTTCGCACTTATGACGCTAGTAGTTTGGCATACAGACAGGGGAGGACGAGGAGGGGGTCTTATGCTGCTTATCTTGATGTTTCTCATCCCGATATTCTTATCTTTTTAGAGATGCGTAAGCCGACTGGTGATCCCAATATGCGATGTATGAACCTACATCATGGTATCAATATTACTGATGACTTCATGCAAATCGTTGAGAGGTGTATGCTAGATAAAGATGCTGATGATTCATGGGAACTAAAAGACCCTAACAACAATGAGGTGCGTGAAGTTGTATCAGCCAAAGACCTTTGGCAACGTATCTTAGAAATGCGTATGCATACTGGTGAACCTTACTTACACTTCATTGATGCAAGTAATCGTGCCATGCCTGAGTTTCAAAAGAAACTAGGCCTAAGTATTAAACAATCGAATTTGTGTAGTGAAATTATATTACCGACTGATAAAGACCGTACTGCTGTATGTTGCTTATCGTCACTAAATTTGGAGTATTATGATGATTGGAAATCTGACAAACTTTTTCTTCGGGACGTTGCTGAGATGCTTGATAACGTTCTCCAGTATTTCATTGATAATGCTCCTGACAGCATATCAAGAGCAAAATATTCAGCTAGCCGTGAACGCTCTATTGGTATTGGCGCCCTCGGCTATCATGCTTATCTACAGAAGAATTCAATCCCGTGGGAATCAGCATTGGCAACAGGCCGAAACATTCAAATCTTCAAATACATAAGAGAACAATTAGATGATGCAAATATCCAATTGGGTACCGAAAGAGGCGAAGCACCCGATGCGGCAGGTACTGGACGGCGTTTCTCTCATATGCTTGCTATTGCTCCTAACGCTTCTTCTTCTATTATTATGGGTAATACTTCTCCCTCTATTGAGCCCTTACGTGCGAATGCGTATAGACAAGATACTCTCAGCGGTTCTTCCTTGAATAAGAACAAGTGGCTTGATAGAATCATCAAGGGACTTACGCAAACTCAAAATGAGTACAATGATATCTGGTCATCTATCATTGCGAATGATGGCTCTGTACAACATTTAACTTGGTTGTCAGATTGGGAGAAAGATGTATTCAAAACCTCAATGGAAATTGACCAACGATGGGTTATTCAACATGCAGCTGATAGACAACAGTATATTGACCAGGCTCAATCATTGAACCTATTCTTTAGACCTGATGTGAACGTAAAGTATCTACATGCAGTACATTTTCAAGCATGGAAACAAGGCCTGAAAACACTATACTATTGCCGTAGTGAGAAGTTGGCCAAGGCAGATAAAGTGTCGAAGCGTATTGAACGCCAAGTTATTGAAGAAATTGACTTGAAAGCTCTTGCGGCCGATGATTCAGTTTGTTTGGCTTGTGAGGGATAAATGTCTCACATTATTGCAAATTTACCACCGGTAAAGTGTTTTGTGCATAAAGAATTCTTATATGATTTTGAAAAAGGATTTGGTGAACTTGTTCCTTGCTGGTGGGTAAGTATTAAATCTCTGAGAGGACAAGCCTTTCGTATTGAATCATATTTAAATGAATATGGTGCTTTGTATGATAAATTGCCAATTAGTGCATACTGTTGGAAACCAATTGAAGGCGAACCGTTACCATTAGATTGTCTGCAATTATGGGATTGTTTAAGTTATGATATTACTGTATTGAAGAAAGCACAACTTCAATCTATGAAATGTAAATTTAAACTAAAGACAGGAGACTGGATGTACGGTGAATATATGTTCACAATAGATTCAGCTCATCCAGATTTTAATGTTATAGATACTGGCTTCTCTGAAGATGTTGAGGACCATAAGTCATATAACTTTATTAAATGTGACAATGGACAATTTGCGTGTCAACCAAATAATAGAATGATTGTATTTGAACCTTCAAGTAATCCTAAAGAATTAAAATATCCAGACTTTAAAGTATCAACCAAAAAATGGTCTGTTGAAACCGAAGCCAAATGGTCTCTCGGTGACACAGACACTTACATGTATGAAAGAAAAGAAAAATGAAAAAAGTAATAAGATTTACCGCCTCATGGTGCCAACCATGTAAAATGTTGGCTAAAACATTAGAAGATGTACAGACCAACTTACCAATTGAAATTGTCGATATTGATAAAGATTCTGATGTTGCAATCGAATATGGCATTCGTGGTGTGCCAACATTGGTTATGGTTGAAGATGGTACGATATTGAAACGCTTAGTTGGTATGCAGAACACAAAACAATTACAGGAATGGTTCAATGATTAAAAAAACTAACAGCCGATTGACCGATGAGCGGTCAGCATTCAAACCCTTTAATTATCCATGGGCATATGATGCATGGTTGAAACATGAACAATCACATTGGTTGCATACGGAAGTACCAATGGCTGAAGATGTTAAAGATTGGAAAAAGAAACTATCTACAAGTGAGAAAGAGTTTTTGACCAATATTTTCCGTTTCTTTACACAAGGTGATATTGACGTTGCAGGGGGTTATGTTAATAATTACTTGCCATATTTTCCACAACCAGAAGTTCGAATGATGTTGTTAGGCTTTGCAGCTCGTGAAGCATTACACATTGCGGCTTATAGCCACTTGATTGAAACTCTTGGCCTGCCTGATACCACATACAACCAATTTATGGAGTATCAGGAGATGAAGGACAAACACGATTATGTGATGAACATCTCAGCTCAGAATACTACAAAAGAAAATACAGCAACACATATTGCCGTGTTCTCAGCATTCACAGAGGGTATGCAACTGTTCAGCTCATTTGTTATGTTGTTGAATTTCCCACGTACAGGTAAAATGAAGGGTATGGGTCAAATTGTTACTTGGTCTATTGTTGATGAAACAATGCATGCCGAGAACATGATGAAGTTATTTAAGACCTATATACAAGAAAACAATGAAATCTGGAATGATGATTTGAAATCTAGAATCTACACCATTGCTGAAAGAATGGTTGAACTAGAAGATAAATTTATTGATTTGGCATTTAGTAGTGGTGAGATGGAAGGTCTTACAGCGGATGAATTGAAGAAATACATCCGTTACATTGCTGATAGAAGACTCATTGGCCTTGGTATGAAAGGCATTTTTAAAGTTAAACGTAATCCACTCCCATGGGTTGAAGAAATGATTAATGCACCAACGCATACTAATTTCTTTGAGAACCGGTCTACTGACTATGCTAAGGCTGCTCATACTGGTACATGGGATAATGTGTGGGCTTAATTTAAATACAACAAAAAAAGGATTAATATGAAAAAATTACTAGTTATCGCACTTATGGTGCCTTTCATTGCTTTTGCTCAGGGCAAACAAAAACCTGGTGTGACATATGATGCAGTATTGACCAGAGTGGTTGATGGTGATACAGTTGCATTTCAAGCCAACTTTCTACCTGAACCACTAAAGAAAGAACTTAGCATTCGTGTCTTTGGTGTTGATACACCAGAGAAAGGCCATCGTGCATTGTGCCCTAGTGAGGCCACAAGAGGTGAAGCTGCAAGTGCTTTCACTAAGGCAGCCGTAAATGCTTCAACTAAGCGCCAAGTTGTCCTAATGGATTGGGACAAGTATGGTGGCCGTGTGTTGGGTGATGTATTACTTGATGGTAAAAGTTTGCGCCAAATGTTAATTTCAAATGGCTTTGCCCGTGAATACTATGGCGAGGCAAAACAAAGCTGGTGTAACTAATGGCTACACTACATCACGTATGCGATAACTGCGATTCACAATTCACAATCAAATATGATGTGGAAAAATGTGAAGATGATCCTCACTTCTGTCCATTCTGTAGCGAATACATACTAGAGAATGACACAGAAGATGAGGATGATTAATGTGGTTATATAACAATATAGAATTTACAGAAGACATGGTTGGTGATTGGTTTGGGTATATCTACGAAATCACCAACCTCATCGATGGCCGCAAGTATGTGGGTAAGAAATTATTCACACGAGCTGGTACAAAACAAATCAAAGGTAAAAAGAAAAAGGTTCGCCTTTCCTCTGGATGGGCGAACTATTGGTCTTCGTCCAGAGAATTGCAAGAAGATGTTAAAAAACTAGGAGAGAAGAACTTCAGTCGTAAGATATTGTACCTATGTAAAACTAGGTCAGAATGTTCATATAGAGAAACTAAGGAGATTTTTATCAGAGATGCACTACTAACCACGGAGTATTATAATAGTTGGGTTTCGTGTAAGATACACAAGGCTCACGTATTGAATAAACTATGAAACATTGTAAAGAACCTGATTCGTTACCTAAGAGAAGGAAAACCATGGCTCGTAAGACAACCGCCAATACAATCATTGAAACCGAAAGAGTTTCAAGACCATCCAATCACCTCAGACTGAGGCTTGATGACCTTAAAACATTTGACCCGTTGACAGAAAATCAAAAACTATTCTTTGATGCATACAAACGTGGAGATTATTTTGTAGCACTACATGGTGTTGCAGGTACAGGTAAAACCTTTTGTGCCTTGTATAAGGCCATTGAAGAAGTGATGGACAAATCAAACCCATTTGCTAAGATTATTATTGTTCGCTCTGCCGTACAGAGCCGTGAGATTGGCCACCTGCCAGGTGATGTAAATGAGAAGATGGAAATCTATCAACAGCCGTATCGCCAAATCTGTGAGACACTATTTGGTCGCAAGGACGCATGGGATAGACTAGAGGAACAAGGCCACATTGAATTCATATCTACATCATTCATTCGTGGTATGTCCTTTGATGATGCTATCATTATCGTGGATGAGATGCAGAATATGACCTTTGAAGAAATAGATACAGTTATGACCCGTGTTGGTTACCGCTCAAAGATTATATGGTGTGGTGATTACAGGCAGACCGACCTGAATAAGAAGAAGAATGACGTAACAGGCATTCTCAAATTCTTTGATGTAGCACACCACATGAATGCCTTCACTCGCATTGAGTTTACACCTGATGACATTGTACGCTCATCATTGGTTAAAGATTACATTCTTGCCAAACTACAATATGAGGATGCAATGGACTAAGGCAATAGAGTTCGGACTCTAGTGAAAAATGTTGCAGCTGCACATATATAATAGTATAATCACTAATATCGTAAACACTATGTTCAAACTCTTTTCTTACCTATTATCCTTCTTTGAAGGCACCAGTTACCAATCACGCTTGGACAGATACCTTTCCAATCGTAGTGTAACTGATGCATCACAGCTAGAATACTATGTCAGAGAGTTTGAACGTAATCAACATAAGGCATATCTGTGAAAAACATTCTAAACACTATTTACAAAGCATTTGTAACCCTTGGTAGTTTCACTAAGGAATACCGAGAAACCAAATACGGTGCATACCGCACCGGCAAATAACCTATCGTCTAAGGAGATAAACCATGGCCAATTCTATTTTTACACCATTATATTTTGCAAACTACTTCGTTGACCAAGTACAAGATGCAAAGAACAAGATTGTTGACACATTCGTGTTTGATGACAAAATCAAAGCATCCATTAAAGACTTCGTTGAAGCACAACGTGACTTCACTAAGCAAGTAAACCGCACAACTAATGAAGTTGCTGAGTTGACTACAGTAACTCTCAAAGAAATGGCTGAGAAGACAGTCAAAGCCGCTAAGATTTAATTGTTATACATATGCTTTGGAGGATATCTGAAGCATATGAAAAAACTAGTAGCGCATCGTGCAAATAAACGATTTATGGATATAGCATTCAAATCACAATCGTGGCAACCAACTGAACGCAATGGATGGATTATAAAATTCTCCATTTTTAATGATGACAAGATATTGTTTGTGTTTCTCTCCAGATATACAGGCCAGACAGTTATCAGAGAGTTTGGTGATGAAGATGCCGCTGTGGACTATATCAACCTCATAACCGATTTAGATGCCGAAGAATGGCACGTACTATAATCAGGTATAAACCCGCTTCGGCGGGTTTTCTTTTTGGCCACTATATAATTGTACCGCAATAAAATTATGGTTAGTATATAATGTTACATTAGGAGGAAACATGAATGATAAGTTGAAAGAGATTGCCCTACATGCAGGTGGCAGTCATTACCCTGTTGTTGGTGGGGAAACACTAGAGAAATTTGCCCGTCTATTGATTGCCGAGTGCATTGATGCGGTAAAGAATACACCAACAACAGCCGCATTTACTACATTTGACAAAGCTGTGGTTGATAATACGATTGCAAATAGTGTCAAAGCCATTGAGCAGAGGTTTCTATGAAAATAGGCTTTACCTGTTCGGCATTTGATTTACTACATGCCGGTCACATTCTAATGCTCAAAGAGGCAAAGGCACAATGTGACCACCTGATTGTTGGGTTACAGACTGACCCAACCATTGACAGAGCAACTAAGAATAAACCTATCCAAAGCGTCTTGGAACGATACATCCAACTGTCCGCAGTAAAGTATGTGGATGAGATAGTGGTTTATGAAACAGAGCATGACCTGTTACAAATACTCAAGGCATACAATATTGATATTCGGGTATTAGGAGAAGAATATGAGAACAAGCCATTTACTGGCCATGACCTACGAATTGAAACACACTTCAATAAACGTACCCATAGTTTTTCCACTACCGAATTGAGAAACCGTGTCATTGACAGGTACAATGAGCAGGAGTATAAGAAATGATAGACCTCATAAATGCCTTTATGATGGGTGTATTTGCCACACTACTGTATCAAATTGTGAGAGAATTAGACCTCGTTGGTAATTTAATACAATTATTTAAAGATTGGTCTAATAATGAGCAAACAAGAAGATAAAGACAAACGAAGCAGCCGCATTCATGCCGATGAAACTGCTGTTAAGAAACAGGTTAAGATTGCTAAAGTGCATGGCATTGAGGTGAAAGAACCTCATAAGTTTGCCAAGCACCATGCGCTAGATTGCGGCAACCCTAATTGTCCAATGTGTGCTAGTCCACGTAGAATATACAAAGAGCCAACTATACAAGAGAAATCATTTCAACAAACTGAAAATTGGAATAAAGAGTGAATCATTATCAAAACTATAACATTAATGGCGATGTGTACCGAGACACCGAGGTCTATTCTGTTATAGATAACCTACAGTTGGATAAGCTTGTATTGTCTCAGGTCACCTTGCATAAGCATCAGGAGACTAGAGGCCATGTGCATGATGGCTGTGAAGAAGTATATTTCTTCCAGTTTGGCCAAGGTCATATGGTTATTGGTACTGAGTCTGAAACCGTAACTGCTGGTTCTATTGTATTGGTGCCAGATGGCCAGTTTCATAGAGTTATCAATACAGGCCTATCCGACCTTGTATTTCATACAGTTTACAACAAGACACAAAGCAGAACAGTATATGCAAAATAACCATTGGGGTGAACCGGATGATATCGAGCCAATGCCAGATTGGATGTTGGCTGAGACACACCGCAACCCGAACTACAGACCATCCAGAGGCAAGAGTTTAACCGAGATGATTGAAGATGCCTTGAAGAAACCTCCAGTACCAATTATCATACAGGAACCAAGAAATGATTAACTTTAAAACCTTTCTTAATGAACGTGTCCGAGTTGGCCGAGTACAACGCTTTGGCGCCAAGGCACATGATGAGTGGCGTAAGAACTTTGACCCAACAGGTACCAAAGAACGAATTAAGGACAATAGTGATGGTACAAAGGGCAATATCAATGTGCCGTTTGATAAATTACATCCTGATTGGAAACGAGAAAACCTTGCCGCAGGTAAGGCTGCAATGGATGCTAACAGAATACATCCAAAAGATACTGAAAAGGCTGCAGAGCATGTCCACAATGAGTGGATGAAACGTAATCCAAAGGGTGAACACAATGCCTCTCAGCATGTACCATATAACCAACTATCTGAACCTGAGAAAGAAAAAGATAGAGTCCATGTCCGAAGAATGCAGAGGATAAAGAATAGATGATTGAATTCAAAGATTTACAATCGGATGATCCGATTATTCAAGGAGAACTTGATATGCTAAAAGAACTAAACCCTGTATTCCTACGCATAGAAGAACTGCCGGATGATTATGAAATGACGCCTTACCATGACCATTGATTTCATTATTTTTATTGCAATAATAGTCGTTACCATTTGTGTAATAGCATGGGACAAGAACAAGTGATGCACCAGAAGATGAGTAATCCAACCAATATTCCAACACCTCAAACCTTCCACGTTGAGATGATGATAGACCCTGTACTATTTGAAAAGATAATGAGTGATGAGAAATACAAAGAGCATATCAAAGACAGGTTAGCCATTGATTTGGCCAAACATTTGCTTGAGAGTGCCCGTACCACATTCACCTATTCAGAGGACATTGATAGTGATAACTACTATGTCCGTGCGAAGATAATAGTATGAAACTAGATTTTTGTGCCGTTTGCGGTGTAACAACCGATTTACACCAACACCATATAGAACCAGTCATTATGACCGGTGTTAAAAGAAAAAAACTAAAAGGTTATGATCCGAATAAGAAGCTGAAAGAGTGTGAACCGACTGAAGTATTTGCTTGGTTATTTGACCAAGGCATTATATCCGATGATGGTGAGATAACCGTATGCTCATATCATCATCACCTGATCCACGGTATAGTTAAATTTCAATTAGCAGAACATCATAAGTTAATTAGAGAAGGCCAACAAAAGGCTCGAGCAAGAGGTGTAAAATTTGGTAGACCAACTAAACAAGATGACCAAACTATATTCAAAGTAAAAGAATTAAGAGAATCCGGTGTAGGTATTAAGAAAATTGCTAAAGAACTTAGCCTTGGTATAGGTACGGTCTATAGTATAATGGAAAAGACCAATGAACCAACCTTTGCGGACATGTATAAGGATCGGTATAATAATGGATGAAATATACCAACCAGACCACTGGCGTAGTATATCCAGACTAGTCTCCGACATTGCCTTGCCTATCTTTCCACATATAAAAGGGAAGAAACTAAAGTCGGAGATTATGTCCAACCTGTTCGAAACCCAATCGGCCAAGTATTTCAATTCAATTAATATACCAACCCAATCTGCTCAGAACGACCGAGAACCAGACCTATTATTCACCGACCATTCAGTTGAGATAAAGGTTTCTGGTATAGACCATCCATTCACCAAGAATGCTAAGTGGATGGGTGGTAAGTATAGTAAGAGAGAATGTGATTATATCTTTATCCTCTGGTACTACCAACAACCAACCGATAATTATATCATAGAAGAACCAGAATACCTGTCCTTTGCCATAATCCAATGCCATTCCACTATAGAGGACTGGAAGACAATAGACAACGATAAGAATAATTACTATGCCACCGTTATGTCCCTTGATAGAATCTATAGTAAACCACATAGAATACTGTTAGGGAATAAGGTGATAGATGATATAGTCCTTGAGAATACCTATGAAACCAAAAACATTCACATATAACGAAATAATAAAATTCTTCCTGGCCAATGGTCTGCCACTATCAGATAAACAAGTATATCTAATAGGGACAAAGGTAAAGGAAGAACTGGCCGCATTAGAGATATACCATATAGAGCAGAAGAAAAAGCGAGAGGCCAAGATGCTTAAAATGGTAAAAAGAAAAGAATCCAAACAAAAAAGTAAAACCTCTGTGGATAACTAGTGTATAACCTGTGTATAAGTAGGTAGTAACCGACCTGTAGTAAACCAGCGAGAATCCGTGACCAATGAGTGGCCAATATAAATTAAAAGAATGTCCGACCTGTAATAAAGAACACCGTAAACGTGGACTATTCTGCAGCCAATCGTGCTCTAATGTTGACCGACCTGTTACTGATAATATGCGAAGTGCTATGCGTAAGGTCGCCGTAGAGTATAATAGAACGCCTGAGGCCATCGCAAAACAGAAAATGATTGGTACCCCGTTGGCCAGTTTGACTATCGAAGATTTTGCCGTAGATATACCAGACCTGCCACCTGACCTCTCAGATTGGTCAGAGTATGATAAAGCGTCAGACTGGTAGTTGAAAACGAAAGTTCTCATTTTTCCATAGTAGCCAGCCGCCATGTCCACCCCAGCCGCTTTCGAATGGTACCATTATACCCGAAACCGCTGCTTTTGTCAACCCCCCCCACCGCTACGCCGTTGCAGGCATACAACAGCCAAATAACGCTTGACAATCCCACTGGTTCTGTTATACTTACAGGTGTTCCGTTGAAAAGTAAAGGTTTTGGATATGGGCTGGAATAAGAATGGTTCTACTGTAATGGCTGATTATCTTGGCCAAAAGGTTACTGGTATTGTTACTGAGAGCCGTGTTAAGTATGGTGGTCAGGTACAATATACTCTGGCTGTTGATAATATCTTTATTAATGTCCGCGGTGATTATGCCAATATCTTATTGGTTGACGAGGATAATATAATGGTTGATTTTGGAGTTATTAATGATGTTTAATGAGATTAATTATGAGCTTGAGGTTATTGCTGATAGCTTGAAAATGGAGCTGGTTAATCAGCAATACCATGATATGGTGCAGGAGATAATGGCTGGTTTCTATGAGGCCGTGGATGAAGCCTGTGAATTTGACCGAATAGTTGACCTGGCCGTGTGAGAACCTTTTTCTACGGTTGACAATCCCACTGGTTCTGTTATCCTCTATCCATAGATTAAGAAAGCAAGAAATGAAATTCAAGTGCAAAACCTGTGATAAAAAATTCTTCAGCAATGTTGTTTTTGAGCAACACTCCTGTGTGAAAGCTTATGAGAAAATGACACTTGAGCAATTGTTGCAAGAATACAACAATGCTAAAAATAGTGCTAAAAGCGCTTGACATTCTTGCCTGTTCTGTTATACTCTATCCATAGATTGAAATTTTAAAGGAAACTAAATGACTAAAGTCCTCTCCCCCCTCGCAATTGAATTAGCTTCTGCTCGTCAATCCCTCTCTTTCTTTAAGAGCGAAGTCCAGTTCTTGGCCGCAAAGGTTAAACTGGAAAGAATTGATGCTAAACTGGCAAAGGCTGATGCCCGCCGTGCTCGCCGTGATGCTGCTATTGCAAAAGCTCAGGCTAAACTTGACCGCTTAATGGCTCCCGTTGGTTCTAAAGCCACTAAGGCTAACCGCAAACCTTCAAGAGCAAAGACCACTAAATTTGCTTCCGTTGTAACCGAATTGGATACAGCGACAGCATAACCACTTTGAGACCGCATGAGGAACTGTGGTATTACAAAGGCCCATGCCAACATGGGCCCTCAAAGTGTAAAGCAAAGGGATCGCATCCCCGAGGCTCCAGTTGAAAAATTACTGGGAATTAATTTAGGATAAAGTATGACCAATTTTGCTATGTTCTCCGATGCTGGTAACCAGAAGGTTGCCGCCATTGTAGATTTCGCTTCAAAGCACCAACTGGGATGGCAAGAGGTCATGCCGTTGTTGCGTAACCTTGCTAGCTCAGACTATGAGCTCTATGGTGAGGCTACCGATACTGCTGTGCGTGAGGCAGTTTATGAAGCCCTCCTTTTAACCACCGATTCTTACGTATGAAAATTGAGACAGCCATTAGTATCCTGAATAAGGAAAGAGAATTTCTAGGCATGACCTTTTTAGGCCTGCTGGTTGATATTCAGAAGGAACAGAGCACCTTCCCAGACATGGTGTATAGCCAGAAGGTCATACAGGCCTACAATAGGTTCATGGTGGATGGACAGAATTTATTTGCACCCGTTGCAGAAAAACAACAGAGTCCAATTAGTGCTTGACATTACCACCTCCTGTGTTATACTCCATCCATACATTGAGAAAGCAAGAAAATGATTGATTTTATTAACGACCACTTTGAGACCACCATCCTTCCCATCCTGTTTGCGCTGGGTGTGGCCGTGGTGATCCTTGACCTTTTCTTTTGGAGAGCAGTATGAGCAAGATGAGCAACCTAATGATAGCCATTCAGGAAGACCTGAGTGCAGCCCGCCTGTCCTTTGCTGAGATAGCAGCCAAGCATGAGGTACCACTTGATTGGGTGGACTCTGTGGCCAATGAGATGGCCGACCATTATGATGAGAGCATGGATGGAGACTTTGATTCAGCCATGGCCAGTGCAGGCTATGGTACGGATGAGGACTATGGTTGCTACGGTGCTGACGACTATTATTGAGGTGGTCAAGGAAAGCCTTCCAGACAGTCCACGGGAGTCCTCTACAAGCAGACTACAATTGTCTAAGGTTGTTACCATCGCTCTAACGAAGACTTAACTATGGTCAATCCCAGTCCATCCACAGAAATTTTCTAAATTTTTTTTTCGGCCAGGAATTGGCCTCAGGAGTTGGTTATGCCGTTAGAACGGAATGTTGATTTATGGGGTGAAGAATCTATCATAGAAACCAATGAGTGTTCTATGTCTGGTTGTACTAATCCTAGAGATAATGCAGGAAATGGAAATTATCATTCATTATGTTCAACGCACCATAAAGAAAAATATCTAATGAGTGGATGGAATTACAAGCAATATCGCAAAAATTATTGTGAGAATATTGATGGTCGTTTTGGATTTAAATGTACCACTACGATTATCATGGATGCACAATTGACGGTTGACCATATTGATGGTAATAATAAGAATAATAATCTAAGTAACCTACAGACACTTTGCTTTGATTGTCATGTGATAAAGACTAATGTTAATGGTGATAGGCAGAAGGATCATAGGCCTACAGAAGGACAGCGAATATTACGCTGGGAAAAATTTCTAAATTCTATGAAAGAAAAGGAAATGTTGATATGATTTTTAATTGGATATAATATGACCACTGCTATTTTTTCTAATTGCCCTATTGATACCCTCGACCATTTCCGTCAGGTAATGGCTTCCCGTGGAAAATTCTTCCGTATCCGATATAGAGGACCACGAAATACTCCCAAAGATATGGGTCGTGGATTCATGTCGAGGCAGTCTACTTGCCTCAAGGCTAATGCTAAAACTTTTTCTGTTTATACCTACTAATATGAATAGCATTGAAAAGGTCTGGGCTCGTGCAACGGGTCACTTGATGGGACATACGGATGATGATAGACCGGATGTTCCTGTTCTTACTCTACGTGAAGCAAGGGTTGCGTTATTTCTCAAAACTTTTTGGGTTATTATACATACAGTAACTTGCTTCTTTATTATGGCTAATACAATAAGGCATTGGTGATGAAGGTCTATATACTAGAAAAATATTCTCCCGAGGATGATTATGATGAGGATCGTCTGGTCGACCGTTTGACAGTTTTAAATGTTTTCTCTACAAGGGAGAAAGCAAAGGAATGGATGGATTCTTACATAAGGGAAGAATGGCAAATTGAGGATGATTTCACGGATGACTTGGAAGATGAAGTTTATCCTGTTGAATTTTTTATTAAATCATATGAACTATTGGATTAAAAATGACACCTAAACAAACTGCACTTAAAAATGTATCAATCTTTGCGGCTACGGCACTTACTGTCGGTGTTGCATTGGCTTATGTAATTGCATATGTCAGCCTTGCTACTGTGGTAACTATTACCATGGCGGCTCTATTCGTTTACCTTTTGAAGGTTCTATATGATATGGAATTGTACAAGGCAGAGGCTTTGGATAAGCTGAATGGAAAGAACAATGACGATACGCTATAATACCAACTGGATGGGTCCAATAAACATGGAGTGGATCCGGCAGAATGGTGATGGTTGGTCGGTTGGTCGCATTGATTGCCGAGGTACTGGACTGGATATGTACGGAGAAGAACTGGATCTTCCTCCTATGAAGTCTGAGGACTGGCATAGGTTTAGTGAGTGGCTCTGGAACTTTGAAACCGAGGATCTCTGGACTCTTGAGCAATTGGTGGCGGAGTATGAAAAGACTAGCCCAAAAATTGTATGGTTAAGGAATGAATTATATGACTAAAGATGAAATGCTAAACGCTCTGGCACAGGCCGCTAACCAATGTTCTGATGTTTACTTTGCGGCCCGTACATCGGGTGATACTGAATTGGAAGACTTAATGTCGGCCGTGGATAGCTGTATTATGGAAGCCATAGATAAGGTCGAGGAGTTAAAATGAATGAACAAATAAAAAAACTAGCAGCTAAGGCTAATTTTGGCCATATAGAAAATGGTGAGGTGGTGTATGACCATCGATTGGAAAAATTCGCCGAGTTGATTATACTGGATTGTGCCAAGATTGCTGATATTGCGGAACCCTATAAATATTCTGACTTAATTAAAAACCATTTTGGAATTAAAGAATGAATGAGCGGATACAAGAACTAGCCGAACAATGCGGGTTTAAACCACAGCCGAGTATCTATGACCGAAACCAATCGTTTGACATTGAGAAATTTGCCAAGTTAATTATCCAAGACTGTGTTGCTCAGGTTGCGCTTGTGGGTATCAGCAATACAAGCTTCGAGAGATGGGTGGGAGAAGATATAGCATGGGGATGTAGTAAGTCCATTGAATGCATTAAAGAACATTTTGGAATTAAAGAATGAGTGAAACACCTGCAAGCTCTAGTCCAGGCATATCGGGCTTTATTGAAATCTTTGATGGTAGGCTTAATAAGATGAAGCTACACCTTAAAGAAGAATTGAGTAAAGCCAAACACGATAGAGACCGTAAAGCTATACGCAGGATTATTGCTGATGCCAGGAAACTTAACAAGACACTAAAAGAAATGCGTAATGCAAATACCAAACTGTGTCCACATTGCGGAGAGAAATTATGAAAACAGATGATATACAACAAGAGGTTAATCGTATGACCGAAAGTAGAATGAATAAAGTTATACGTGACGGCAAAGTGGCCGTTCTAGTATCACCCGGCCATGGTGCCGGTTGGTCAACATGGAATAGTTTGGTTGAAGGCCGAGAGAACCTTCTTTTTGACCCTGAAATTGTGGAATGCGTGGAGCGTGGAGACCTGGATATGGCTCAATACGTTGCAGCCAAAAAATACCCTAATGGTTATTGGGGTGGAGCTGACCAGCTGACTATATGCTGGGTACCAGTGGGAACACATTTTAGAATCCATGAATATGATGGGTTCGAATCGGTGGAAATCCGTGATGATATTAATTGGGTTGTAGCATAAGGTTTATATGGAAATTGATGTAGAAAAAATTGGTGGTTATATTAAGACAGGTTTTAAAATCGTCTTGTGGGTGTCTGTTCTTATGGCATTCTACTTTACCGATTGGGGCTGGGCAACCGCTTCAGCAGCACTCTTAGCAGTCCTTGAGTTGGAAGAAATTAATGGAAAACTCGACTGACGAGCAAGCCATTGAATTGTGGAATAAACTGGTAGAATATTATGGCGATAATTTACCAAGTTTTGAGCATGAGCCAATACAGTTTGAGCATTGTGTCAAGCTGTATCGGTATTACAACTAAAGTATTCATTTCCTAATGAGTATCCATGCGCTGTTGTTTATAGGCAACAGGGCTCTTGACATTTACTCCAGTTCTGTTAGAATGGACCAATGATGAATAGAAAAAAGCGCTCTGACCGCAACCACGTTTTGTATCGGGTTATTTGTACTGATACTGGCGATTCTTATATTGGCCTAACCGTAGCACAAGGCCAGGCTTTTGTTCGCTCTGTTAAAGTTCGTTGGCAAAAGCATGTTAGCCGTGCTGTGCGTGAGGACAAGGATTGGTCAATGTGCCAATTCATCCGTGATAATGCGGAAGCTGAATTCAGATATGAAGTTCTGGAAATTGTACGTGGTAGAAAACCAGCTCACCAACGTGAGCGTGAGTTGATTGCCGAATTGGAACCAACCTTAAATACCTTTTAATGGAGGAAACTAGTATGAACGAATGGGATAGAGATAATCTGAATTTTATTTTAAATACCGGTGAAAATGAATTCGCAAACTGGATGTTACAGGCTGATGCCGATGATATCAATTATGCCTTAGAATTGATTGATACACACCGCATGGAATTAAACATAAAACAATCCTTGCTTCGAGAGACTGGCGAGGATATTGATATTACACAAGCGAAACAAGTATTAAATAAATTCCGCTGTTGAAAGAATAAAATGAACCTTATATTAGATATGCGGAAAAGTGACCGCAGGGATTTAATTGAAGCCTGCGTTAAGTTTTATTCGCAAGAATTGAAGATTGACAAAAAAAGGTTCACCCTTGCTGTGTTCTCTAAAAAGGATTTAGCAAAAGACCATGCAGCCAATGGAGTTGCTATGAGACTGACCGATGGAATCTATGGAATGGATTTAGATTCACGGCTCAGTATGGAAAAATTAATTGAAGTGATTGCACATGAAATGGTGCATATTAAGCAGTTCGCCACTGGCCAATTGAAATACAAAGGCCGCAGTTTATTCTGGCGTGGCGAAAAAGTTATTAGAAGTAGGATTAACTATTATGACCATCCTTGGGAAATTGAGGCATGGTCAAAAGAAAAGGTGCTAGCAGCTAAAGTGTTTAAACTTTGGATGAAAGCCGAGGATGTTCACAATGGAAAATATAACAGAAATAAAAGCAAAGCGTAGTATATTGTTCAAGGACTTACGTAGCCCGAAGTATCGCCAGCGTGTGGTCAATAGCAAGAAACAATATAACCGTAATGTTGAGAAACAAAATTTTAAAAAGCAAATCGATGGAACATGATGGTATCTTTTTCACCCCTGCAAATGATTACGATTTAGAGTTATCATTTTTTGATTTGAAAGAAAACCGCGGAACGCCAATTGATGGAAGTAAATATGGTGACAAATACCATATTGCTTTCTTTAAAGGATTACCGGATGGTGAAGTGGTATTTGACGAATCATTTGAAGCTATCTTTGCCGACCCTGTGACTTATATCAGAGGGCTGGTTGGGTGTGAATTGTTCGGATGCATTCTCAAAAAAACAACAACCTCAACAAAATGGTTCGAAGATTACCTCACAAGAACTAAAGAATCTGTTAAGCTACTTAATGAAAACTCTTAAAGGAAACTGAAATGCCTAATTGGTGTAGTAACTCTGTAAAAATTTCTGGCTCTAAAGAACAAATTGATGCCTTGGAACAATTCTTAAAAGAATCAAATGGTAAAGACTGGTTCGATTTCTTTCGACCTATTCCACCTGAATATAAAGAAGGTGAATTGTGGTATGGTTGGTCTATCAACAATTGGGGTTGCAAATGGAATTGTGATGCTCAAGATTGGTCAAGAGAAGATGTTGAGGATGAAGATGTATCAACGATTTCATTTTGGTTTGATTCTCCTTGGGGTCCGCCAATTGCTTTATATGAAGCCGCTACTGAAGATGGTTATTATATTGAAGCATATTACCTTGAAGAAGGTATGGGCTTTGTAGGAAAGTTTGAAGATGGTTTTGATGATTATAATGAGTTTGATTTAGCAGACCCTGATTCTTTAGACCTCATTGATGATGATATTATTGAATTTTGGGATTTGAGAACACGCCTAGAAGATTGGCAAGATGAAAATCCACCGGAGGAAGATGATGAATAATACATTTTCTATTTTAATTGCAATTGTTGTAATTTTATTTCTCTTAATTGTTGCTCCTTTCTTAACAATTTGGTCTTTGAACACGCTTTTTCCTGTTTTGGAGATTCCGTACACATTTGAGACTTGGTCGGCAACAATTTTATTGACAGCTGTGCTGCAATCTTCAAGCTTGAGTTTTAAAAATCGTAAATAAGGTGAAAAAATGAGTGAAAAATTTGAATTTAAGACAAAAAAAGAGAAAAATTGGCTTTTGAGTGCTCTCCGTGAAAGTGAAGTGACTGTAAAATTCACAAAAAAAGACGGAAGTGAACGGACAATGATTTGTACTTTGAAAGAAGACAAAATCCCGACTGAAAAATTGCCAAAAACTGCTGAAAAACAGAAAAATGAAGAAGTTGTTCCCGTTTTTGACCTTGAGAGTCAAGGTTGGCGTAGTTTTCGCTGGGACTCAATCAAAGAAATTCATTTTACAGTATAAATAGTAGCATTACCGCAGGTAGGTCAAGTTGACCCGAATGGTCTCATAAGCCATATCGAGAGTGGAGCGTTACCACTACCTGCAACCACATTTTTAGTATATTATAGCATGTTACATTTAATAGAATCACTAACTGATAAATTTTTTGACTTGTTGAATCAAGATCCGGTACGCCCGAATATTCCACATGTGGACCGAATTGGTCCTAATAAAGATATTTTTGTTTTCCGTGATGCTGATGATAAAGTTAAAGCTATTACATGTGTGAGTTATCAACATTCAATTCCAACAAAGGAATCTGAATTATTTGAAAATACAGACACTCCTAACGTAGCCGTATTTTACACAATCTGGTCATATGTGCCAGGTGCTGGTCGTACATTGATTTTTGATGCGGTTCGCCACATTAAAGAGACAAGGCCGGAAATTACAAGATTTGTGACTTTAAGTCCAAAGACTGAAATGGCTAAACGTTTTCATACAAAGAATGGTGCAGGTGTTTATCGTGAAAACATCGAAACTGTTAATTATGAGTATGAAAAAGTGGAAAATACTTGACCTTTTTACTTGTAATACTAAAGTTTACGCTTGACAAATACTAAATAATAGACTATAATACACAAATGATGCAAAATTTAAGACTCTCACCGATAACGCTAAGTGCTATGTCACCGACATGGCAGGCCAACTATCGTTGTGAGAATCATGGCTTTATTGGAACATCAAAGGATCCAGCAGAGGTTTGTGTTTAGAATAAATTAGTAAAATAGTTTTTTAATCACAAACCTCAGACCTAAAAAATCTGAGGTTTTTTGTTTTGGGCATCGTCCCTTTTAGTTCTTTAAAAATTTGTAGAGTTAATATATTCCCGAATGGTGTAGTGGTAGCACAGCAGACTTTGACTCTGTTAGTATAAGTTCGATTCTTATTTCGGGTGCCATATAAAAACATATTGTGAAGTGTGTTTCTATATGGAAGTGTGGTCGAGTGGTCTATGGCTCTAGTCTTGAAAACTAGCGATTCGAAAGGATCCGTGAGTTCGAATCTCACCGCTTCCGCCAAATTGGAGAGTGGGCAGGATGGTAATGCAGCAGATTGCTAATCTGTCATCGGATTAAACCGGTGAGTGGGTTCGATTCCCACACTCTCCGCCATGTAGGTGTGACCTGAAAGGCTAGGGAGCGGATTGCAAATCCGTATAATGCAGGTTCGAGTCCTGTCACCTACTCCATTTGAAAACAAAAGTATTGTTGTATAAAAACAACGATGCTAAAATAGTTGTTGACTAAATGTGTGGTTCATGTATAATACACACATGTTATTTAAAAAGTTGTAGAGTTAATTTTTGCTCCGTTCGTCTATCGGTTAGGACGCTGCCCTTTCAAGGCGGAAAGACCAGTTCGATTCTGGTACGGAGTACCATTTGTTTTGCTGACGTAAGCGCCTGAGTAAACGTCAACTCTAACTAACTATGTACATAAACGGTAATGCTGCAGCTAATTCCGTTGAGCATAGCAAATAGTGCGTCAGCAAAACAAATGGTTGTTTGGAGGCATAACTTAACGGCTAAAGTAACTGGCTTTTAACCAGTAAATCAGAGTTCGATTCTCTGTGCCTCTACCAGTAGAATTTGGAGATGCCGCCGTAATGGTATGGCAGGAGACTGTAAATCTTCCGACTTAGGTCACAATAGGTTCGATCCCTATCATCTCCACCAAATTGGTTTCAAAGTGTTCACGGACGCACGCTAGCTTGTCACGCTAGAAGAAGGGGATCGTTACCCCTTGAGACCGCCAAGTTTTTATTCCACAGTAGCACAGCGGTAGTGCAGTTGACTGTTAATCAATTGGTCGTAGGTTCGATCCCTGCCTGTGGAGCCAATATCGGGGACGTGATGGAATTGGTATACGTGTTGGTCTTAGAAGCCAAATTTTGTGAGTTCGAGTCTCACCGTCCCCACCAATTTGCCCTTTTAGTATAATGGTATTACGCCTGTTTTGTAATCAGGTTACGGCAGTTCGATTCTGTCAAGGGGCACCAATTTTCTCGGTATAGTTTAATGGTAGAATTCGTGGTTTGGGACCATGTGATGGAAGTTCGATTCTTCCTACCGAGACCAGTTATGGGGAATTAGTATAATGGGATTACGGCAGCTTTGCAAGTTGTTTATGGGAGTTCGATTCTCCCATTCTCCACCATTCAGGTTCAGTAGCACAGCGGTAGTGCAATTGCTTCATACGCAATAGGTCGTTGGCTCGAATCCAACCTGAACCACCAAGTTACGGGCGATTAGTAAAATGAATATTACACAAGGCTACGAACCTTGAAGTGGGAGTTTGATTCTCTCATCGCCCTCCAGAACCAGCTAAGGTAACGCTTGGCTACTGTGACACGCAGGAAGTGAAGTGAGTTCGTTACTCAAGTGTGGTACTACTCTTACCGAAGTAGCGTTGGCAATACGAGAATTCTTTTTGGTCGGGAAGCGGGTGGAAGGTACATGGGAGAGGTATGATAGCGTCATATCTTTTCGTACTATAATTACCGCCGCAGAAAGAAAGCAATGCCGTTGTAGCTCAGAGGAAGAGCATTCGCTTGATAAGCGAAAGGCCGACATTTCGAAATTGTCCAACGGTACCAATTTTATCTCGCTGGTGTAATGGCAGCACGATGGTCTCCAAAACCATTAGTCGGGGTTCGAGTCCCTGGCGGAATGCCAAGTTTTAAAGGTTGTCAATATGAAAAAATTCGATATAGAAGAAGTCAAACAGTTCCTTGCAAAACAAGGACCAAACACCAAAGTATATCTTGGTGCTGATTCAGAAAGAATCAGAGTGAATGAAGTTTGGTATGCTGACTACGCTTTAGCTGTTGTAGTTCATATTGATGGTTGTCATGGTTGTAAGATTTTTGGTTTTGTTGACCGTGAATTAGATTACGACCATAAAAAAAGTAAACCTGCTATGCGTCTAATGACAGAGGTGTACAAGGTTTCAGAATTGTTCCAATCACTACAGGATGTGTTGGAAGATTATCATGTTGAAGTCCATTTGGACTTAAATAAATCAGATGAGTTCGGTAGTTCTTGTGTTGTTCAGCAAGCAATTGGTTATATCAAAGGTACATGTAACATGACACCAATGGTTAAACCTGATGCACCTGCGGCTTCATTCTGTGCAGACCGTTTAAAACGGATTCTAGCAGAACAAGAATTGTCAACTATATAAAAATATGCGGGATTAGTTTAGGGGCAAAACAGCAGATTTCCAATCTTCGGTCATCGGTTCGATTCCGATATCCCGCTCCAGTCAATGCAGTTGTTAGTGTAAAGGTTAACACCACGGATTGTGATTCCGTTAATATGGGTTCGATTCCCATACTTCTGCCCAATTCACATCGTTAGCTCAGCGGTAGAGCAGGGCCCTTACAAGGCCAAGGTCAAAAGTTCAATCCTTTTACGATGTACCAAATTAACTCTACAAATTTTTCTGGCCTTAGTATAATGGATAATACAGTTGCCTTCTAAGCAATCAATACAGGTTCGATTCCTGTAGGCCGGGCCAATTACACGCTTGTAGCTCAATGGTTAGAGCAGGAAACTCATAATTTCTTGGTTGGGGGTTCGAGTCCCTTCGAGCGTACCATATATAATTAATGTCCGTGAAAAATCTAATCTTTTCATTTCTACTGTTAACAACAAATGCCTTTGGTGTGAGTTTAACTGCTCACACTTGGTTAGTTGCGGATGGTGACGGTAGAATCATACAAAGTGAAAATGGCCAAGAACTAAGGTCGATTGCCAGTATCACTAAACTTATGACTGCAATGGTCATAATAGATGCTGGTCAGAATCCAAAAGAGAAACTCGGAAATTTAACAAGAGAGCAACATATTCAAATGGCTCTTGTTATGTCAAGCAATGAATCTGCTATTACTTTATGTGATAATTATCCAGGTGGTAAATCAAGTTGTATTAGGGATATGAATTCTAAAGCTGTTGCTATGAATATGCCTAACACCAAATTTGTTGAAGCATCTGGACTAAGTCCGATGAATATCAGTACAGGAAAAGATTTGATTGAATTGGTGCTTGCTGCAAGTTATTATCCCGATATCATTCAGGCTAGTAAAACTGCTCAAGTGAAGATTCAAGTTAAAAAGAAGTGGTTCTTTTTCAACAATACGAATCCAATTATTGGTAAACGCCACGATTTCATAGTAAGTAAAACAGGATGGACAAATGCGGCCGGTGGTTGTATCGTAATGTTATTGGATACTGATATTGGCCGCAGGCTTGTTGTGGTACTCGGTTCTAAGAATACTAGAACACGAATACCAGAAGCTGAGTTTATTGCTTTACAGAATAATTGGCAACCACAACCAAATACCTTGGCTCATTAACAAAGCAGATAAAGCACCAACTACTATACTTGCCAAATACAATGCAGGTGCTACAGCTAAGATACTAGCTGATAATAGAACAATTGAAATCTGAAAACCTGATCCTGCAAATGTCATCCAAGGACCAGATTTGCGAATTTCATCACGTTCAGCTTCAAGTGCCTTTGCTTTAGCAAATAGTTCTTTTTTGCCTTCACCCGTTGCAGGTTCAGATTCATATCTATTGATTTTTGCAGTTAACTTATCTGCCTTCTCAAATTGTTTTCTGTCAATAGCATCATCTCTAGCCATTTCAGCAAGAGTCTGTTTAATTGATTTTGCCTGAAAGAATGCCCAAGTGTCATTAGCCTTAATTGTATTGTTCAGTACCTTAGAACTATTGCCACTAGCAATATAAGTATTAATGGCCAACAAAGCAGCCAAAACGGTAATAAGCCATCCCGCTTTGTCTTTGATTTGTGCTTCTCTTTCGCTTCTACTAAGTGGTTTTTTTTCTTCCGCCATTATCATCTCCTTTTGGTTGATAGTTCTTTCTTTCACGCCATTCTAAACATACCACTTTACGATTATAAACATCACCTGTCCATGTCCATCGGATGCATTCGTGAGTTGGCCATCCATATGTCGTTGTATTTAGTGCTACTGCTAAAATAAAGGCAATCATCGAGTTAAAGCAAAGAAAGCTAAACCAACAATTGGAACAAGAATCATAAAGGTGCCAACGCCAATCAATGATAACATAATCAATTCAGCTATCTGTTCTTTTTTCTTTTTATCAGCAATTGCTTGTCTTCTAAGAAATTCTTTCTTCTCTTTAATTAATCTGGTTTGTTCAGACAACATTTCATCCCATATATCTCCATTGCCTGAATATATTAAAAGTTCTTTCAACTCTTTTGCATACATTCTAAGCTGCTTGGCCGCCATAGCAAGTTGCAAGGCTTGTTGACCAATTTGAGCATCTGTTTTATTTGCATTGTCGGCTTTTATTTTATTAGCCGCGGCCAGCACATCATTACTAGCACTAAAAAATCTACTAAAGTCACCAATGATACCATTAATATCTTTACCCATATTAATGGCAGCCTTGATGCCATTAACAGCACCCTGAGCAGTAGCAAATGCAACACTAATGCTTACAGGGTCTATCATATTACTTGTTAGCTAAAGGGTTATCAATAGCCTTTTGAATTTTGCTATCAACTTCTTTTTTGAGTGTCTCAACTTCACGGTTAATTTCTCTGCGAGCTGAGGTAAATTCACTGTTGATTTCTTTGCGAGTTGTTTCCATATCCTTACGAATAGCGGCAGCTTCAGTTCTGGCTCTTTCTAGGTCTTCTCGAACTGCCTTACGCATATCACGCATTTCAGACTCAGTTTCACGTTGTGCATTTTTAACACTACGCTCAACCTGTTCGGTTACGGTTTCATTGCGGCGAATGTCATTCTTCAAATCAACTTTAATATCACGAGTATAGTCTGCACCCTTTTGACTATTTTCTTCAATGACTGCTAGGCGTTTGTCAAATTCTGAAAGGTCTGGTGCTTCGTAGGAAGCAATCTTCTTTTTCATACCTTGATAGTCTTTGTAAACCTCAAAGGTACCATAAAGACCGCCTAGAGCGGATGAAACAAGAGTGAATGCAACCATTAGTTTGGCTGGTGTAAATTCATACCCACCGATACTAATGACTGTATCTTTGCTTGCATACTTTTTTACTGCCGCTTCGGCTTCATCAATTTTAGCATTTACATTTTTGATTTCTTCTGCCATTTTCTTTCCTTATTTGTATTGTAAGTTGACTAATTCTTGGTGTAATCTATCAGAACTAAGTTGTCGCAAAACCATTACATTATCGATAACTTTTTGATCCTTGTAAACTTCTTTAGGTGGATAAAAAGTTGTGTCCCTTATAGTAAATGAATATAGCTCAAATCCTCTTGGTTGAGTAGCCATCGAGGCAATATCAACACCACTAGCTAAATCATTTGGTTGCACATTTCTATTAACCGATGGACCACGTTGTTCTATATTTGATTGCATCATTTCAAAATTTTGTTGCGTCATCATCTCTGATAATGGATTACCAGGACGACTGGTACCACTAAAAGATGCTACTTGCATAGGAACTTCAACTTCAGTTTGCCGTATTGTAACTCTAGGTTGATACATTGCTACTGTTTGAGGTTGTTGATTGTTATTCAAAGACAATCCGTTATTGGTTGAATTGAAACCAAATGAATTGTTATTGACTGTGATTCCTGTTCCAGAACTATACTGGATTGACTGTGTGCTTGATTGTGTTGCCTGTATGTTTTGAAATGATTGTGTTGTTTGTTGTGTCGATTGTGTGGTTTGTTGTGTTTGATTCAATTGCGTTGCCACTTGCATTGAAGATTGAGTTGTTTGACTAGAAAATTGTGCAGCTGCAGCCGCACTTGCTGAACTCATTTCATTCAATGAGGCAATTGTAGATGTAACTGTTGCCTGTGATTGTTGTGTTGAACCCTCTACAACTTTGGCTGCATTTTGTACGGCCATTTGTTGAGTTGCTTTATCCTTCTCTTGTACAGATTTAATAATACTTAAAGCCTGACTTGTGGTCATTTTTGGACCATCATTGCTTTTTGCAGGTGATCCACTAGACGTTGGTCCAGAACTTGAAGCCGTTGCAGATTGTTGCGCTACTTGCGGAGGACCTCCAGCGGGTTGAGGACTTGTGGGTGCGGGACCTGCTTGTGTTGGACTAGGTTGTGCCGGATCCATTTGAGCAACGGATGGGTTTTGATTTACATCTTGAGTTTGCGATACTGGACCCTGTTGTGTAGGTGTAGAAACTTGTTGTGATGGTTGAATCGCAACATTGATAGACTCAGGTAATGATTGTGTAGCAGTAGGCGTTGTATATGTGGTTGTAGGAATATAAGAAGTTGTAGGACTCAATATTGAATTTTTAATATTGGCTATGGCATATCCTGAACAAGTAGGGCTTGACAATGGATCAGCAATACAAGGATCAGGTTTAACTGAATACTTTAAACTGAAACTAACATTATAAATTTCAGGACCGTAATTACCAGACCAGAAATTATTATCTCTACCTACAAAACCTACTTGTGCATTACCAAGGGTTGCTACTGTATATGGTGTTGTAAATGTTTCGCTAAAGTTAAACTGTGTCCAATTATATCGCCTGTTAGTTTGACTTGTGTAATCATAGTTAGCAACCTGATTACCAGTGCTCCCATACAATTTTACATATGCAGACAAATAGTCTTGCCGGCCATCATCCCAACCGTTACCATTCTTAGCCATAAAACCAAAATTGAAACCGCTAAGTTGTACACCACTACCACCAATGGACAAAGCCTTGTTTATGCTAACAATTTGATTTAAATCTACAGTACCATACGAGAAGTTAATAACACCGTTTGGTCGTACACTAGGATTTGGCCCGCAGTTTCCAGGTTGACCATACTGAAAACACAATTGGTCAACGTACACACCATTATTCCATTTACTTGTCGTATCTGTAGGTGTACTACCGTAATTAATTAAATTGCCGGTAGTAGATATATCTTGACTGTTAGAATAACTTGTGAACAAGAACGCCGAGAACAGCGCCAATGCCAATTTTCTTATGAGTGTCATCTGCTATTACCTTGTCAAGTGCTGGAATTTTTTCTGGATTTGCTTCCCAAGATGCTTTAGCTTGAGCACCAATTTGACCTTCATACGGGCAAGGTGTGCCTGCGGCCATCATAGCGTCAAACACTCTACGGTCTTGGCACATAGTAGCAACTGCAGCTACTTTCATACCCATATCATAAAGAGTCTTGGACAACTTCAGGCGTTCGCAATTCAGGTCTCTGACAGTACCACCACTAGACACACCAAAAATCTGCGTCTGAACAGAACCAGAAGTTCCTGTTGAACACAAATCGGTATTTCCACCACTCATCATTGCCGGTGCAACAGCTGTTGGAGGAGGTTGAATAACTTTCTGAGTGATAGTTGATTCATTTATGTTACGATTCGTCATGTCACCAGAGTTAATGTTTTGGTTAACATTAGCATTTTGGTTAACACTTGTACTGGTACTGGCTGATGTTGAAGCATTGATATTACGATTGGTCATATCGCCACTATTCACATTATTGTTTTGGTTAACACTAGTGCTTGTATTAACGTTTGTATTTCTACTATCACTGGTTGAAGCATTGACATTGTTGTTATTGTATGTCATTGTACCGGTGTTTTCACTTTTATTGATATTGGTTGATGTACTGGTGCTATTATTGTTATTGTTAAATGTCTGAGTTCCGCTATTGACGTTGTTGTTTGTGTTTACGCTGGTAGAGGTTGAAGCATTGACATTATTGTTATTGTTGGTCATTGTGCCGCTATTGACGTTATTATTGTTAAACGTCTGAGTACCAGAATTTACGTTGTTGTTATTGTTTGTATAAGTGACTGAACCACTCATAACGTTGTTGTTGTTATTGTTGTTTGTCAGAGTACCGCTATTGACATTGTTATTGTTGTTGGTATTGGTACTTGTACTGCCAACTGTAGTTTGGTTGATATTGGTTATAGTGCCACTGTTAACATTATTTGTGTTAACGGTACTTGTGCTGGTGCTTGTGCTATTTGTGTCTACCAGACTTTTAGTATCATATGTGGTCTGAGCGAAAGCCCCGCCACCAATCATAACAAAAAGAAGCGCAGCTATCTTTTTGCGTAGCATTTCTTTTTCCTTTTATGTTTTTGTTTCCTATCAAATGGTTCATTAAACTATATGGGTATTTATGCCTCCATTGACTCCACACGCTGTTGTTTTGGCACAACATAGGCTCTTGATTAATTTGACTACATATGTTATACTAGAACATAAACAAGGACTTTATATGTCAGATGGAATCTACATACTAAAGACGGCTGATGGTTTTCGTGTTACTTACTCAAAACGATATGATGATTTTGTGACAATTGAAGGCAAGTTGGTTGGTCTTTCGGTAAATGAATGTTTTGGTTCATGTGAACCTTTACGAACACAGGAAAATGCTATGGATGTGGCACAACGGCTTGCGAGAAAATACCACGAAACCGATGATGGTATTTGTTTGATTGAAATAGGTAAAAAACAAACATTTGATGAAATTGTAGGAATTTAAAATGGCTACTAGACATTTAAAAATTGAAGAACCAAAATTTATTAATGAGATGACCACTATTCAATTAATGAATAGTTTAAATTGGTATCATCAGAATAAAGAATATAAAGAAGGTGTTAATTACATCCAAGATTATGCCAAGAAGCATAAAATTGAAGGCCGTGTTGATACCTCAAAAAGCATTTTAACATTAGCTTGGGCTTGCCGTCTTGTGATGAACGGAAATGATATTGGTGAAAAAGGTCGAAACTTTTTAAATGCCGAAATCAGAAATGTCATGCAAAAAGAAGTTGAAGAAGCATCGGTTAAAGTTGATACAACACCGACAGTTTCAATTCAGGAAAGATTGCGTGAAAAGGTTGCAGAAATTGCTGGTGACCTTGAAGGTGCTATTGACGATTATATTGAAAATGACTTTGCCCACCCAGCGTCACCTTTTGCTATTATGCAAGACAGAGCTAAAGGCGTTCATGCACAAAGGTTGATTGAGCAGTTTAAGAAACGCAGGATTGAATTTGATGAAGTGTTACACACCAAAGATGCTGAAATTAAAGAAGGTTATGGCAACTTTACTAAACCACAACTGAAGAAGATTGTGGCTTTGTGTGATGCTATCATTACTGATGCCATGAAGATTGCTGGTGAAGCCAAAGTTAATCGTAAACCACGTAAACGTAAACAAAAATCTGCCGATGAATTGGTGGCTAAGATGAATTACTGCCAAGAGTTTGCAGAATTGAAGTTAAAATCGGTTGCACCAAAAGAAGTCATTGGTGCGTTACAAGTTTGGGTATATAATACCAAGACTAGAAAATTAGGTTGTTATCATGCAGAAGATGCTGGCGGCATTTCAGTCAAAGGGTCATCGCTGTTGAATTTCAATGAGACCAAATCGGTACAGAAGAAACTCAGAAAACCAGAAGTTACTTTGCCTGAAGTATTGAAAGGTGGCAAAATTTATCTAAGAAGTGCAATAGATAACATTAAAGCTGTAGATTCAGCCTTGACAGGACGTATCAATGGTGATACAATCTTGGTGCGCTGTATTAAATAAGGATTATTATGAAGATTGCTGTTTGTTCCGATATTCACCTAGAATTCGGTCCTATTGAATTAGAAAACACCGACAATGCCGATGTGCTGATATTGTCTGGTGACATTTGTGTAGCTAAAGACTTGCCTTATAGTGATTCTAAAAAGGGTGGTATAGCTAGAGACTTTTTTAGAATGTGTGCTTTGAGATTTCCGCATGTACTCTATGTTATGGGTAATCATGAGCATTATAATGGAGATTTTGCCAAGAGTGCCAAGATTATCAAAGAAGAACTTGCTCAATATGCTAATGTCCATCTACTTGATAAAGAAATCAAATTGATTGGTGATGTTACCTTTATTGGTGGAACATTGTGGACTGATATGAACAAGGAAGATGGAATCACTTTATATCATATGAAAACTATGATGAATGATTTTATGTGTGTAACAAATGCAAACCGAGAAACGTCTTATAAAGATGAAGGTGGAATGAATCATACAAGAAAAACTCGCTTTACTCCAGAAGATGCGGTTGAAGACCACAAAAAAATGGTAGGTTACATTAAACAAATTGTTGTTGAGAAGCCTGATGAGAAATTTGTTGTGGTTGGCCATCATGCGCCAAGTAAAGCTTCTACTCATCCTAGATATATCAAAGAAGAAATTATGAATGGTGGATATAGCTCTGATTTGTCGGAGTTTATACTAGATAGGCCACAAATTAAATTGTGGACACATGGACATACGCATGAAGAATTCGATTACATGATTGGGTCTACCCGTATTGTTTGCAACCCACGTGGTTACATTAATTACGAAGACCGTGCTGATAAATTTACTTTAAAAACTGTGGAGATTTAAAATGGGATACAATTATAGCCGATACGAAGAACTAGTCACGATGCTCATGGAAGCTTCATGGCGTGACCCCGAAGATTTGGAAATTGGTAGGGATATTTCAGACCAACCAGAAGTTAAAATTATTTTTGATGGTTATGGTGATTTAGAAATTGACAATGGTGTTGATGAGTATCAATATAAAGAAGGTGGCAACACCAAGATGGAATCATATGCCATCTTTATTCACAAGGATGCATTAGAACCTGAGTTTATATTCCCTGAGCATGAGCTGACTCCTTGGGCTTTGATTCATAGACCAAAAGAAGAAATCTGCATCTATGCATGGTATGACGTAGAGAATGACATTTGGGATATCTTACCAATTGAAGATAGGCTAGATGAAGATAATACAATGACTGCCGAAGATGTAATGGTAATACTTGAAGGCCTCTATGAGTATTATTTTAAACCATGGGAAGGCAAGTTTACGAATGACCCCGAAACTGGTTTGCCTAATTGGCCATTCCCTACCGCCAAACCTTAATTATTGCCTCACTAGTGATGAATTTGTGATATACTGACTGTATGATTATATTTGATTTTAACCAAGTTGCTATTTCTAATCTGATGGAACAAATCGGTTCGTCTAAGACTGCGGTCGAAGAAAGTCTGGTTCGCCACATGATTCTTAATAGCTTGCGTACCTATGTGAAGAAGTTTCGTGACTCACATGGGCCAGAAGTTATCATTGCTTGCGACAATAAAAAATATTGGCGCCGTGATATCTTCCCACACTATAAAGCCAGTCGGAAGAAAATGCGTGAGGCATCTGGACATGATTGGGTTACTATCTTTGAATGTTTGAGTAAAATCAAACAAGAATTGAAAGACCATTCTCCATATAAAGTTATTGATGTTGACTCATGCGAAGCTGATGATGTTATTGCTGTATTGGCAACAAAATACTCAGCTACTCAAAAGGTTATGATTCTGTCAAGTGATAAAGACTTTGCTCAATTGCAAAAGTTTCCTAACGTAGAACAGTATTCACCAATTCTAAAGAAGTTCATTCGTGAGCCTTTACCTTCAGCTCAACTCAAACAACTTATTATTCGAGGAGACAAAGGCGATGGCATCCCTAATATTCTTAGTGCTGATGATTGCTTTATTACTGCGACTAGGCAGAAACCAATAACTGAAGCAAAAATCATTAATTGGATGAATCAGCAACCTTCAGAGTTTTGTAATGAAGATATGATGAGGAACTATTCTCGTAATGAGAATTTGATTGATTTGACGATGATTCCGTCAACTCTGAAGGTTGCTATACTAGATACCTATGATAACACCAAAGGTAAGACTAAACAAGAGTTTATGAACTATCTGATGGTGAATCGACTTAAAAATTTGTTAGAAGTAATTGATGAATTTTGATATAACCCACTTGAGAACATGATGAGCTCTGAAAAACTATACTCCGAAATTTTTGAAGATTTCGATAAATGCAAAAACAAAGAAGAACGTATTGGCGTGTTACGGAAGAATTTTCATCCACGCTTTGCTGAATTCTTGCAAATGGCATTTCACCCAAATATTGAATTTGATGTACCAATCCCGAATTACAGACCGGCAACTGAACCTGCTGGTTTGAATTTCTCGTATATTGATACTGAGATTTCTAAGATGTATCGATTCATTAAAGGTCATCCAAAACGACCTGAAGGATTGACACCACATAAACAAACTAGTATTCTGTTGGTCATTCTAGAATCACTACATAAAGACGAAGCTGAACTGCTTGTTAAATTGTTCAAAAAAGATTTAGGTGTAAAATACCTAACATTGAATCTTGTTAAAGAAGCATATCCAACTTTAAACATTTAAAATGAAATTTGTTGTTGTGACGGGTGGGTTTGATCCCATCCATTCTGGTCATATTGAATATATACGTGAAGCTGCCAAGCTTGGTGATGTGTTGATTGTTGGTGTAAATTCTGATGAATGGTTGACTCGTAAAAAAGGTAAACCATTTATGAATTGGAATGAACGATCCATTATCGTTAATGAATTGCGACACGTTGATTTTGTTTTGAAGTTTGATGACTCTGATGATTCTGCTTGTAGTTTATTAGAAGACTTGAAAAGAAGCTGGATTGGTAAAGGTGATGAGATTATCTTTGCAAATGGTGGTGATAGAAACAACACAAACAACCGTGAAGTTAAAGTTGAAGGTATAACATTTGTATATGGAGTTGGTGGCTCAAATAAAATGAATTCATCATCCGATATTTTGAAAGCGTGGAAAGAATGAAAGTAGCAGTAATAACTCCTACAATTGGTTCAGAGTATTTGCAACAATGCATTAACTCTGTAGATAAACAAACTTATGAAAATTTAACCCATTACATTTTTGTTGATGGTGCTCAGTACGAGGAAAAGGTCAATGATACAATTCAAGGCGCTACCAAAGTCAAAACCATCCGTCTTGAGGAGAATGTTGGTAAAGGTTGGTATGGCCACAGGGTTTACTCCGCTTGTTCTTTTCTTGTTAATGCTGATGTAATTTGTTATTTGGATGAGGACAATTGGTTTGACAGTTGCCATGTAGAAAAACTTGTCAAGAAAATTCAAGCTGGAAATGATTGGGCATATTCTTTAAGGAAAATTTATGATAAAGATGCAAACTACCTCTTTGAGGACAACTGTGAAAGCCTTGGTAAATGGCCTGTATATTTTGATGACCAAGTATTCCATATTGATACCTCAAGTTTTGCTGTTAAGCGTGACGTTGCTGCTCGCATCGGGCATGCTTGGTATGGCCAATGGGGCGCAGATAGGCAATTCTTTGCTAACTTGAAACAACACTTTCCAAGATTTGAATGCTCTAACACACATACACTTTGCTATCGTTTAGATGGTAATGATAATTCTGTTAAATCAGATTTCTTTGTTGGTGGTAATGAAAAGATGGAAGCAAAATATGGAAAAGATTTTCCATGGAAAAAACAAAACAACTTCCATAAGATTCAAATTGCACCAGGTATTGTGATTGTAGAATGATTGAGTTTACAGACCTAGAAGAAGTATTGTTGGTCACACCTCCTATGGTCTTTGAAGATTTCCGTGGAACAAACGTAGAAATTTTCAATAAAGCCTTGTATGGGAATGGTGTCTTAGATAAAGTCAAATGGAAAATTGATAGTGTCAGCACATCGAGGCAACATGTCTTACG